TTAAGGATGAACATACTTTAGAAGGATGACAGGGTCAAACGCCTTGCCATCCTTTTTTGTTGTCAGATGCAGATGGGGACCAGTTGACATACCAGAGTTGCCAGATAATCCTAGTATTTCTCCTGCATTGACAAACATGCCTTTTGTTACCCGAAATGAAGATAGATGGCAATAGCTAATGGTATAGCCACCAGTTCTTACTGTCACAAACTTTCCAGAACGATAATCTTGTCCAACTCCAATAACCTCACCAGGCAACATGGAGAACACCTTTTCGTAATGAGCTGCGAGATCCACACCGTTATGCATAATTGTCTTGTGCATCACGGGATGTTTACGCATCCCATACTTTGAATTTATCCGAATGCTTTTCAATGGAAGCGAAACCTTCAAATAAGGTAGAATACTTTGCGATGATGCATTGGACAAAGAATCAGACTTCACCACAGAGTCCACAGGAGCAACATATGTTGTTTCTTGTGGACTTTTCTTTTTAGGGATATGATGTTTCTTCACATACCCAATAGTATTGAACTGGGCGTGTGCAAAGGGAGTACTGAATATAAAAGTCAGTATCAAAATCGGTAACTTTGTAGCTTTCATGCAGCAAAGGTAATCAGACTCAACTGGACTATATAAAAAGAGTAAACACTTCCCTTCTCCATCTAACTTTATTTATGTTTATAGTATGATAATTGAAGAATAATCATACTTCTTTCATAACTATTTATAAAACTTGAAAGATACCAATACTATTCTTTAACTTCTTCTGCATATACAATGTAATTTTGTTGACGGTTGGCAATACATACAATCAGAATAGAGCAATAATTATGTTGCCACCGAATAAAAACGTATAAAACAGAAAAGCAAATGAATTACAATTTCGATGAGAACGAGATGCCCTATGACATCCTTGAACGTTTCGGACTCACTCAGGCAATGATAGACGATTTGCCCACCGATGTCCTTCAGAACATCCACAACGGACGCAAGTCACCCGTTTTGCCAGTTCACATAACAGCCGACGATGGCGAGGAAGTCAAGGCACGTACAAGGTTCTGCCTTGTGAGAACAGCCGAAGGTGGCGTTGACGTGCTTTTCTATCCACAACTCGATGAGTTTGATTTGAAACTCTTCAACGAGCAGCAGGAAAAGAATCTTATTGCAGGAAAGCCTATTGTCGGTCATTTGGAGAGCAACGAGGTTGGCAACGAACTCGGAAGCAAATGTTTCTTCCAGCTTGACCCTGAAAGCAAACAAGTTCTTAGTGTTCCAACACCAGTCATCGGCAGAAACATCCAGTATGTAGCAGACCGCTACCACCTCACTGGTGCAGAAATGCAGAAGTTGCAGAATGGTGACATCCTCACCATCGTAGAGGACGATGAGGAACAGACCATTGGCATCGACCTCAATTCCAACACTGGCATCCGTTTCGCAGCAGGTAACAAATTTGTCTGGAAGCGAGAAGCAAAGCGTGACTGGGATAAATTCAACTTCGGCATCTTCGGTTGTTGGACAATGGACGAGAATGGCAATCTCGACTACATCCCAGAAGAGAACTACACCGAAGAAATGTGGAACGAACAGAAGAAACAGGGTATGCGCATGATGCAGCGATAACCTAAAGTATTAACCCATAAAACAAAATCTCATGGCAAATGTGAAGTACTATCCAGAAGATGTGCTCGTGGAGAAATTTCAGAGCGGAGAATATGGCTGGCTTGATTACATCAACCATCACTCACCAGAATGGCAGGAAGAATACACCGCTTTCTGTAAAGAAAGGAACCTCGTAGTCAACGAGGAATCGGCAGAAGAATTTGTCGATTGGAAAGGTGAACAGATTGAAGCTGGCGAATAACCACACAGTAACAAACAACAATCAGCATTAGAATATGTCTCTCAGATCAAATGCATTACCAGTAGGCAGAGATTTGGCCCCAGAACTACAAGCTATACTTCGCAAGAATGGTATGCAAGCGCATATCATCAGACAAGGAGAAGGTTATCAGTTAGCTGTTCAAGGCCACGATTCTCCTTTGCTCACATACGCCATCACGCCACAGCAACATATGGCATTGGTTGATTGGGGAGCAAACTCAGCCAACAAGCGAGCCTACAACACTGTGGCAGAACTCGTAAAAAACGATTTCTACATGCCACGCGACTACGTCCATGCCCGAAATGCCAATGGCCGTGTTGCCATGGGACTTCACGGCTACCGCATAGGCGTTGGCGAATATGGAAGACTACCTTGGAACAGACGTTGCGCCCACATGATGATGGATCCGTATCACGGAAGATTCCTCGGTTGGACTCCACGATGCCAGGAAGGATTTCACATGCGAAGAGTCGGAGGAGCAATGTTCATACAAGGTGTTCCTATAGTACCAGAGCGTCCTGACGGCAGAATGAAGCCAGGTGAAATTCAGAATGGTGGCTACGGCTTCTACTATAAAGGCGGTCAGCAAAACATGATACAGCAACCTTCGCAGGATGTGTTGGCAGACTTGCAATCTGTCATTACTCCCGTGGAGGTTCGTCCACGTCCAAAGGAACCAGCCAAGCCATACAACGAGCTTATCACCTCCAAGGTATATTTCAGCAATGCCAAGTGGCAGGAATGTCTGTCTTCACACGGTATCATCGTTGATGCTGCCAACAAGACTTTGACAATTCAGTCCACAGCCACAAAGCAGGATTTTGTCTATGACCTCACAGAAGAGGAAGTAAAGAAGCTGACCAACAACTCCATAAAGGAAGTTCCTGTCCAGAATCGCATTGATATTATAAACAATGTCATCAAAAATGATTTTCAGGATAAGTTGACGATGGATATGCTCAATTCAAAAGAGCAAATCAGCTTGAAACTAAATCCAGAAGTAGAGGCTGAACTCAACAATCGCCAACAGATGGTGCAAGAGCTGTCTATTGCGCTTGACGGCGACCAAATAACTATCGAGCCAGAAGATCGTAGCGTAGCCCATGTTGATGGCAACAGCCTTTATGAGCAGAATGAAAATAAGGGTTGGTTCCGTGAAGGCAAGCATGGCAGAGAAGTTCAAGTTGACGACATCAAGGTTGAGCCTGTGCGTAATGAGCAAGGTGAGATTCAGAAAGACGAGAAAGGCAATGCCAAGTATCGCATGACAGCCGTCATCAACGGAGAAAGCATCAGCCATGAGATTACTCAAAAGCAGTACGACAAGTTCATGGCCATCGATGACTATCACCGTATGAAACTCTTCTCCCACATCTTCAAGGAGGTGGATATGAAAAACATCCCAGGAGAAGGAAAGAACATCGGTGCGCAGATTGGAGGAGCCCTCCTTGCAGGACTTGCCGTGATGAGCGAACTGGGCAGAGACCGTTCTACACCATCCATCTTCATTGAACACCACCATGACCACAGGCCACATGTCTATTTCAAGGGCAGTGTAGATTCACCGCAAGATCTTGCTTCAAGAGCTTTCGACGCAGGACTCAACGCAGGAGAACATGGCGTAGGCTTAGGTCATGGCAGATAAACAACTATATACACATAAGAGAGATGACAGACGAACAGACATTTGCAGACTACAGAAGCCGTATAAACATCAAAGAAGTATTGGAGGACGCAGGCTACACGTTTTACAAGCGTGATGGCTTGCGCTATCCTGCGTATGTAGGTTTGGACAATAATGGCCAGAGAATTAGAGGTGACAAGTTCATTGTCATGCCCAACAAGAACTGCTGTTTCCAACCACCACAAATCAAGTTGTATTCAGTGACCTCCTTCATTTGGGAACATCCGCAATTATTCGACGAGTACGAATTTGGAATGAAGGAGTCTGCCCTTGTGCATAAGGTTTGCCAGCGTCTGCTCAATATTCAAGTCGAACATAAGAATCGGAGCATCCAGAATTCAATTGCTCGTAACAAACCATTTGACATCAAGGAATATAAGATTGAACGTTTCAATCCTAAAGATTTCGAGTCACAGAAGCCGTTTTATGCTTTTTTCAAGTCAAGAGGCATAGATTTCGCCACACGCTGCGCCTTTCAAGACAGTTTTGTCATTGCATCAAGAACCACCAAAGAGGGCAACACGTATAAGAATCTTTCCTTCCCAATGTACATTCCTGGGCAACCAGAAAAATGTGTAGGTTTTGAAGAAAGAGGCTATCCACACAAGGATGGTTCCGCGCGAAAAAGTATGGCAACTGGCACTAACGCCAGTGAAGGTGTTTGGATAGCAAGTCCTAAGAACACAGCCCTAAAAGATGCCCAACGAGTATATGTCTTTGAAAGTGCATACGATGCCATGGCATTTTATCAGCTCCAAATGCGCAAAGAATCAGGACTTGACAAGGAAGGACGGCAAGATCTGAAAGAAGCCGTTTATGTCTCAACAGGAGGCAATCCAAGCTATGGTCAGATACAAGGTCTTTTGAAAGCTGCACCACAAGCTTCCTTCCATCTCGGCTTCGATAGAGATGCTGCAGGAAGAGTGTTTGTGGCAAACTTCATAGATATAGCCAACAAAAGGAGTATAGTGGCACCTGAGAATGTACCGCACGAAATGAGAGAGTTCATGGAAAGCTTCGATAAACTACCGAAGACAACAAAGGAATTGCTTGATTTCGATGACGATAATTACGACTTGCTACCCGATGACTTACGAGAACTATATCTGACATTTGACAGAGCAAATGATTTGGCTTTGGAATATCACGAATCTCACTTCATCTGTAAAGAAGACAAGCAAGATGCAGTGGACAAGATGCGTATGGCCTGGAAAGATTTCAAAGAAGCATTTGTGGACAGACTCCATCTGCAGGAAGGTCAGAACCTCGAAACAGTGAATATTGTCCGTGAACTTCCGTCGCAAGACTACAAGGATTTCAACGATGAACTGCTTGACAAGAAGCAATTCTCATTGACCGATGTTGTAGAAACAGCGTTTGATGAGAATGGTATGGACTTGACTTTTGAACGCCAAGAAGAAAATGAAGAAACCAAACATCATGGATTTAAGCGATAATAGATATGACAGACCCAATCAGAAGATTCAATATCGTAACCATTCGCCCACACTGGGCGCAGTATATCATCTCGCAAGGAATGTTATTCATCATTAGTTGCGCCATGTTTCTAATTGCCGGTCACGACTGCATTACCTACAAGATGCCATTTGTGGCACTTGGTTCCGTAATGATATGCTTCATGCTCTACGAATGTCTGCATCTTCACAAACTGAGATACATCATCACCTCAGAGCAGCTCATCATCCAACATGGAGTATTGAACAGAACCAGTGACTACATCGAGCTATACCGAGTGGTGGATTTCTGTGAGAATCGTAGTATTATGGAACAACTCTTCGGACTAAAGACTGTGGGAATATTCAGTGGCGACCGTACAAATCCCCAACTGGACATTTATGGTGTAAAGGAAAAGTTGGACATTGTGAAGATTATACGTGAACGAGTAGAATACAACAAAAGGAGGAAAGGCATATATGAAATCACTAACAGATAACAGAAGATGGACAATCTTTTCAGTCATTGCTTTGGCATTGGTGCTGCCATCAGAGAGATTGCATGCACAGATAGTTTCCAGCAACCCATTGGAATATGTCGCCTTGGCAGAGGGGAACGAACTCATAAACGGTCAGATAAAGCATCAGATAGAAGACCAACAAAAGACGGCACTCCTCCAGAACACCATCGCAGCCGAGTTCAACCAGATACATAAATGGGAAAAGAAGTACAACAACTATCTGAAAACGGCATCTGGCTATGCATCCACGCTTAAAGCCTGCACCTCACTATACGATGATGGTGTGAGAATCTTCATCAACCTGTGCCATCTGAAGAAAGCCATAACAAACAATCCACAAGGCATTGTAGCCACTATGAACATGAACAACCTCTACATCGAGACTGCCACAGAGCTTGTCACGGTATATACCACACTAAAGGATGCTATAGCAAAAGGCGGTAAAGAAAACATGCTCACTGGTGCAGAACGAAGCAAGACCCTTTGGGAACTGAACGATCGCCTGGCGCAGTTCAACAAGAAACTGTCAAGGTTATGTCTCAGCATAAGATACTACACGATGGCTGATGTCTGGAACAATGTCACGGCAGGAATGCTCGACCGTAACAATGCCGAGATAGCCGGGCAAGCACTGGGCAGATGGCGCAGATGTGCCAGAGTTGTAACACCATAAGAAAGATTTATTTCAGGATAACATTTATGAAACGTTTCTATGCTCTCATACTACTTCTCTTTTCTCTCATCCTTCCCTTCAAGGGGGAGGGTGGTAGTTTTCTCCATGCCCAGGGCAATGACCCTGTATTGGCAGGAATGATACTTCTCTACACCGACAAAGCCAAGAAAGAGTTGAAGCAGCAAGAAGAGATGATGCTTCTGGAGTCCACTGGCCATATATGGATAAAGGAAGAAGTGGAAGCAACCACCAATCTGCATAAAGAGTTTAACAATTATCTGGACCAATTTAACAGCATCATCAGCTATGCAGCTCAAATATACGGTTTCTATCACGAGATAGACCGCCTAGTAGCGCAACTTGGAACGTATAGCCATCAGCTCAGTCACCAGACAACCAATGCTCTGGCAGTAGCCCTATCCTCCAATCGCAACAAATTCTACCGTGAGCTTATCATGAGTAGTGTGGAGATAGTCAATGACGTTAGGCAAGTATGCCTCTCCAACACCAAGATGACCGAGAAACAACGTCTGGAAATAATCTTTGGCATACGTCCAAAACTCAAGCAGATGAACCAAAAACTCAAACGATTGATACGGGCGGTGAAGTACACCAGGTTGTCTGACGTATGGGCAGAAATAGACTACGGAGCCAGAACTGAGGCAGACAAGCCTACCATCGTTCAGCGATGCAAGGAGCGCTGGCGAAGGAATGCAAGACCTTAAAGAAATTGTTTATTGCAAAATACTAACAATAAGTACAACAACATTTTAATAAAATACATCTATATGGGTTGGGGTTCATTTTTGAAAGCAACACTCCGTCTTGGAGGAAGGATGACCAGCGCAACTGCACACACATTGGGCGGTGCAGTGCTTCATCCACAACAGACCTTGAAAGGCGTAGGTACTGCCACCAAAAGCGCAGTGGTTGGAGGAAGCCTCGGTTACATTGGCTGGGAGAAACTTACTACAGACAAAAGCGTAGTAGGCATAGTCAGCGATGCCGTCATAGGAGAAGACACAACCAAGAAGATCGGCGACACCGTATCTGGGATTGGCGATGGCGTAAAGGACTTGAAAGACTCTGTTACAGGACTTTCTGACAACGTAAATGGAGCCATCAGCAGTGTGGATTCCAAATGGAGCGGTATGTCAGGCTTCCTCAGAGCCATGTTCTCTGGGCATGGTGGAGACATGTTTGGTAACTTCTTCAGCAATATCGGGAAAGGCAATGTATCAGGGCTAAGTCTCATCGGACTGATCGTCTCGTCCCTACTCGTCTTCGGTCGCTTCGGATGGTTAGGCAAGATAGCTGGAGCCGTACTCGGAATGATGATGATAGGCAACAATGCCAATCTAACCAGCGTACTTGGAGGCAATAACGACCGAATGGCAAGCAACCATAAGGAAGAAAAAAAGCAGCAAGAAGCTGAGCAAACCAGCACTGTAAGCAGGAGGAGATAACAAATTTTATTACAAAGGATTACGCAATGCACTATACACAAGAAATGATACTGCATTCCGACAGTGGCTATTGCATGCCATTCGAGGAAAGAAACGGAGAAGTGACAATGTCTCTGGGCTACGGCAAACAGAAACATCCGCACACAGGAGAGCCATTTTTCCATCATGGAGTTGACTTCAAGGTCAAGAACTACCTACTTTCGGCAGTAGCTACCGGCAAGGTGACAGGTTTGGGCAACGATGCCATTCACGGTATCTACCAGATTACCCGATACGGAGACTATGAAGTGACCTATGCCCACCTGAGCAACGTGTTTGCCAACTACGGCAAAGAGGTAAAGGCAGGGCAAGTCATCGCCGTCAGTGCCGACTCCCTCCATGTAGAAGTAAAATACAAGGGTGAAGAACTCAATCCGTTGGAGTTTCTCACCATGATCTATAGCAATCTGAAAGTGATGGAACAGAACGGCAAGCCAGGGGCTGTTCCTCAGTTTGTCACATTGGACATGGATGTTCATACCATGTACGATAAAGACCAAAAGGAGATTGAAGACCTCATGATGCGCTTCTTCCCCGACTACATGAGTGACATGAGCCAAGGCATCTATGCCCTACCAGAGCATACAGAACTTGCACTTCGCAACACCTTCACCATGTCGGCCATGAAGAACTACTTCTATGAGACTCTGCCATCCATGGCAAACCCATTGGGAATGGGATCAAGAAGCATTCCAATAGCCGAGCGAGTACAGAACCTTCTTATTGGAGATTTTCTCAATTATCTCGCCTTACGCCATCAAATCTTTCTGTCGAGCATGAGTGCCATCGAAAAAAAAAAGCACAAGACCGGGCAATAGCGACAAGCGGAATAGTTGACCCACTGGCAGACCTCGACATTGACGTTCAAAGCTTCGACATACCACGACTGGTGAGCGTCTATCCCGACAAGTCTGGACACAGATGGTGGACAAAAGCATGGTTCAACAACAGCGAGAAAGGCGAAGCAGCCATTGAGATAGAACGGAGTCTGGCCATCAAGTTCATAAACGAAAACATCGAGAAAGACGAATGGCTGGAGGAATATTTTCCAAAACAGATGGAGGTATATCACAACGCCATTGAGCAAACCAGAGAGCAAATACTCAACCAATTAAACTTGTAAACGAAAAGCTATGGCAGAAACAGCGCAGGATAAGATTTTCAGAACAAAGGTCATACCCATAATGAACAAGGTCAGGGATGACCTGCAAAGTAAGCAAGCCGACGAATTACGAGCACACTCAACTTCGTTTGCAGGCTTGATGGCAGGAGCCGCAGGTCCCGATGGAGGTATGAGCTCCATTCAGGCACATAACGACACGCTCAGATATACTGGCAAATGGACTTCCAAGACCACCGAAGACTATATCGAGATGGTCAAGAAAGAGTTGAAGCGACAGCACATCACCGTTAATGCAGCCATGGAACAGAAGATGATCGACAAGATGATAAAGGATAAGATACCAAAATCATCCATCGACTACATTCTGAAAAAGGCAGCAACAAGTACCATCTTCTACTTACCGCAGGAACTAGCCAAGTCACCATTGGAGCGCAAGATGGACACAGAAGCAGAGAAACGTTACAATCCCTCAGTTTGGGAGAAAAACGCAGGTATAGCCATCGGTTCCGTTGCAGACCTAGCCTGTATGGGAGGATTTGGCGGAGGTTTTAAGACAGCAGCCACATGGGTAGGAAGCGACATGCTTGTCACTCATCTTGGTGAAAAACTTGAAGACCGCTCAGATGTTCCTCTGATTATAGCACCAGGCAAAGAAGAGGAATACAGACGAGCCCAGCAAGAAAAAAAGAAACAATCGGAACAGAAGCCTCCAATCAAGCCTCAAACCGTTCAAGACCCTCCACCAAAGGAAGGGTCTGGAGAGGAAATACAACAATCTGAAGGCAAAGCAGAGGAAACACAACCAGAGCAAACCAACATGAGCGGCTGGCAAGGGCTTCTCACGTCTTTCGGACTGAATGGTATCAGCGACATTGGACATAACCTTGGCTATGTATTGGCAATGCTCCCCGACATGCTTGTTGGCATGTTCACAGGTAAGACAAAGTCCATCAACATCAAGGACAACATGATGCCAATAGCAAGCATAGTTGCAGGAATGTTCGTCAGGAATCCAATACTCAAAATGGTGCTCATCGGTATGGGAGGCATGAACCTTCTCAATAAAGCTGGACATGAAGCCTTGGACAACTTCAAGGCACAGGATCATCCGCAACAAGCTGGTGGCAGAGTCAACTATCGCGTCTATCCCGAAGAGCCTCTGAATGCACGCATACAGAATCCAGAGATAAGAGCCAACTGCCTGATAGCAACCATTGACAGAGTGCCTTGCACTATAGCCCTTCCTGAAAGAGTTGTGGATGCCTACCGACAAGGCGCATTACCTCTTAGTACCCTTGCCAATGCTGTGCTGGCAAAGAATGACCAGATGCGACAGATAGCATCCGAGAAATACGAGGCAAACGAGAAACAGACAGCAATCGAGAGGTCACTTGCTCAAAGATAACAGGATTAACAGGATAACAAATAAAGATATTTATGACAGAAAAGAATCAACAAGAAAAGATGGCTGCAGAACGTCAAGTAGAGTTATTCACCAAAGCGTTCGAGAAAGCCAAAGAAAATAACGGTATATGGTTGGCTAACGATGGCCGCAAGGCTCCTGCACTCTATCAGAAGCATTTGCAGGTATCAGCCTTCAATGCCATCGTCTTAGGAATGCACGCTGCTCAAAACGGCTACAAGACCAACCAATACACGCTCTTTTCGGAAGCGAAAAAACGTGGAGAGTCTGTTCAATCAAAAGAAAAAGGAGTACCATTTCTTTGGTACAACTGGAACGAATATGTCAACAAACACAACCCTGAGGACAAAATCAGCCGTGCCGACTACCAGGCTCTCCCTTCAAACAGGCAAGCAGACTACAAAGGCATCAGAAGCCGTGAAGTAAGAGCCCTATTCAACATCGAGCAGACAACCTTGCCTATGGTTGACAAGACCGCTTATGAAGCCACAGTCCAGGAACACGGCAGACTAAGCGACCGCAATGATGTCGAGTCTGCCTCCACCGCCATTCGCCAAGGCGTAGAAAACCTTTTGGACAAAGCACGTGAGAACATGGTCGAAATACGCAGCGACTCCACAGGTGTAGCACATTACGACAACAAGAAAGACATTATCTTTCTGCCAAAAGCATCTTCATACGAACACTATGAGGATTATGCCCGTGATGCAGTTTCTCTGCTTGTCACTGCCACTGGCAATGGTCAGCGACTGGCTCGTGAGGGCATGGTAATAAAGAATGGCAAAGCATCAGCCGAAGATTCCATCAAGCAAGAACGTTTGATTACAGAAGTAGCCACCGCTGTAAAACTTCAGGAGTTGTGCATTTCAGCCAAACTCTCACCAGAAAGCATGGTGATGACAGACTATTGGGCAAGAGAACTGAAAGAGAACCCTTGTCTCATTGACATACTGGAGAGAGATGTCAACAATGCCGTCGATATGCTCCACAAGGCAGAACGTGGCGAAAAGGTTGAATTGAACAGCAAGGCTGCCAGAAATCAGGCAGATGCCATCAAGAGCATCCTGCCCAAGCATTACTATGTAGCAGACGAAATCAGAAATCTTCCCAACAAGTCAACAAAAGAGTTTGTCATCGTAAAGGACGCAGATGGTAAAATGGCAGATGTTGTACTTCCCGAAGGTGCGTCTTTAGGCTTTGACAGCGACATTCCTGGTATGAGAAAAGACCGTATCGAGCACGCTTTGCAGAAAGAAGGCTATGATACCGTCACATTCTACAATGTAGATGGTTCCATGGGCTACCGACCGGATGATAGTTTCTTTGACGGAAAGGCAGTATCTGTAGCCCGACTCAACAAATGGAGTCTCGAAACTATCACACTCCTTGATGTTTCAGATGCAGTGAGACGTTCAGGAGCCGTGGACTTCGACAAGATACTCATGTTGCGTGACGATGATGGCAAGTGGGCACTCTACTTGAAACCTGAGAACGAGAGAGCATTCTGCGTATATCCCGACAAGGCAGATGTCAATCTGTTTTTCACCACAGTCAAGCAAGGCGACGAAGAAGTGTCTGACACGATGCGCCAAGACATGGCACAGAAATACTACATGGAAGCTTCCAATAAGCCAGAAATGAAGGTTGATCTCTTCAAGAGCAACGTTCCTGCCGAAGAGGTTGAGAAAATCCAGCGTGTCAACATCTTCAAAACCAAAGAGATGGAGAATCAGCCAAGTGTCATCCTCTGTATGCCTACAGTGAATGGCGAGAAGCTCAAACCTCGTGAGATTTCACCATCCCAGTGGCAACGCATGTGGCTTGCAGAGAATATGCAGGACTACAAGAAACACCTTGCTGCCAGTCTTTTTGCTGATGTTCTACGTAAAGATCGTACTAATGCGGTAGCCGTAGACACCGAAAAATCGGAGCAGGAAGCCCAGAGCAATGAGGTAAAGCAGAATACCGCTCAGCAAGAGGAAGACAAGGCCGTGGAGGAACAGAAAGAGGAAACTCCAGAAAAGAAAGAACAGAAGCATAAGGAAGAAAAGGCAAAGGAAGAGAATGCTAAAGCCGAGGCAAAGGCAGCTGCAGCGGTCGCCATAAGTCCGATGTTAAAACAATTCTATGACCTCAAAGCCAAACATCCCAATGCAGTATTGCTCTTCCGTTGTGGCGATTTCTATGAAACCTATTGTCAAGATGCCGAAAAAGCATCAAAGATATTAGGTATTACACTAACAAGGAGTTCTCGTTCCAAGGATGCGGACGGCAAGCCTCTGGCCATGGCAGGGTTTCCACACCATGCTCTCGACACCTATTTGCCGAAACTCATCCGTGAAGGTGAACGTGTTGCCATCTGCGATCAGTTGGAATCACCCAAGCGCAACAAAGAGGAAATATCTCCCTCAAGGGAAGATAAGCCTCTCCAAGAACAGAAAAATTCATCAGGAATGCACAGATAACATGTAACCATCATGTCAAAAAATCAAGAATATGTAGAACAATATGCAGAGTATGCCATGGAGCAGATGCGCAGATATGGCATACCTGCTTCTGTTACACTTGCACAAGGCATCTGTGAGAGTGCAAGCGGACAGAGCGAGTTATCCAGAAAGGGAAACAACCATTTCGGCATCAAGGCTACTTCCGGTTGGATTCAGAATGGAGGCAAGTACCTCGTATATACAGACGACCGCCCCAACGAGAAGTTCTGTCAATATGCTTCCGTTGGTGACTCATACGAGCACCACTCCCAGTTTCTAAAAGGCAACAAGAGATATAGCTCACTCTTCAAGCTATCTCCAGATGACTACAGGGGATGGACTAATGGACTGCAGAACTCTGGCTATGCCTCAAACAAGAAGTACGCTTCAAGTCTTCAAAGCATCATCGAGAAAAACAACCTGCAGAAGTATGACCAGATGGTCATGCAGGAGATGAAAGCACAAGGCAAAACCTTTGGTACGGAAACAAATCCTCGTCACAAGACAGACCAGAATGGATCTGTAACCGTACCAAATGTTTCAGATGAACTGAAATACTCTTACCCTTTGAAACGCAATGAGTTCATGCTTGTCACCTCACCATTCGGTACAAGAAAAGACCCTATCAATCCTGGTGCTACACAGATGCACAAAGGTATTGATATACGAGCCAGACATGACGATGTTCTGGCAACGGAAGACAAAGGCAAGATTACAAAAGTCAACAACAATCCGAATACTGCTGGCGGTCTCTCCGTTACCGTTGAGTACAACAGAAACGATGGCAGCAAGTACCAATGCACTTACATGCACCTGAGTAGTATTGCGGTCAAGGTTGGTGACAATGTTAACGCTGGTCAGCGGTTGGGTGTTACCGGAAACACTGGCACCAGAACCACAGGAGAGCATCTGCATTTTGGAGTGAAAAGCGTCTCTACAGACGGTACTGCACGAGACATTGACCCTGCTGCTTATCTTGCAGAAATCTCACAGAAAGGCAATATACATTTGCAGACACTACACAATAGCAAAGACCTCACTGCTCAATACAAAGTGAGCAATCCAACCACCAAAAAGCCAGAAGTACAACAAAATCCGGAAGACTGGATGAAGAAACTCCTTTCATCTGAAGATAGTGGTGTGAGTATGCCAAGTGGCGACCCTATCATAGAAATGGCTATGACCATGTTCTCGTCCCTTATGGTTCTTGCTTTGCAGATAGACAACAAGAGCGAGGAAGAGAAAATGCAGCAAGTGACTGATGCGGTTGTAAGCAAAACAATCGACCTCTCGTCGCTCCTTCCCTCTTATAAAGCTTGTTCCGTGAACATTCAAGATGGCAAGCCTTATCTCCACGTAGATAACGGAACCATAGAGTTTACAAGGGAACTCACCAATGCAGAATTGGCAAAGCTTCAGCAGACGCTTGGCAGTGCCAGTCTGAATGATGATGACAAGCGAAGAGGTGTTGCTTCTATCATACAAACAGCTGTGGTTTCGCAGCAGATGTCCCAGAACTATCAAAAAGCAATGGACTATCAGCAAGACAGACAAGAATCCGTTCAAATCAAATAAAGAAGTAAAACAATAAATGCGTTTATTATGATCAAATGTAATGTAACTGTATGTGGTACAATATCTCGCCAGGCGCAGATGCGTGCCAACAAAGAAGGCAAGCAGTTTATCTCTTTTGGAATCAGCGTAGTGGTTCAAGCCAAGACCGGTATTAACAAGACTGTAGAAATCAGTGTGGCCAAGGATGGTGATAATCAAGCAGAACTAGTTAACTATCCTATAGGTTCTCGTGTCGAGGTGGCAGGAGTTCTGCAATTCCACAAGAAGGGAGATGTGCTTTACCTCAATCTCTCGGCTTCGGGAGTAAACAGCTTCAATGCAGGAAACCAAGATGCCATTACTGGTAGTATCGAGTTTCGAGGAACCATCGGCAAGCAGGTTGAAGTAAAAACTGACAAGAAGGGCAAGCCATACACCATGTTCTCTGCATATAGTAGCGAAAAAGACGGAGAAAACTATTCCTATACTTGGGTTCGTTTTATGCAATTCGACACACAAAAGGCAGACTGGGTACAGGCTAAGGCTGGTATCAATGCTAAGGGTGATTTGCAGGTTGGAGCCTACAACGACCGCCTCGACCTTACTTGCCGTATCACTGAGCTTACTCCATGGGAGAAAAAATCTGCATCCACCAACCAATAATGAATGATTATGGCTGATTACAAGAAGTATAATACTGACGGCCGTAGCAGTGAAGATCGGGCTTTGGACAAGTTTGCCGAGATGATGATTGAGAAGATCAACACCTTGCAGAACGATTGGAAGAAGCCTTGGTTCACCGAAGGCTCCTTATCATGGCCGAAGAACCTGTCAGGACGTGAATACAATGGTATGAACGCCCTAATGCTCATGATGCACTGTGAAAAGCAGGGATATAAACTGCCAGTGTTCTGCACCTTTGACAGAGTAGCAGGTTTGAACTTCATCAAGAACAAACAAGGCAGTAAGCAGCAGGTCAAGGACAACAATGGCGAGGCTCTTCCGCAAGTAACAATCCTTAAAGGAGAGAAGAGTTTCCCAGTCTTCATCACAACCTTTACCGTCGTTGACAAAGAGACGAAGGAGCGTATCAAATACGATGACTACAAGCAGATGACAGAGGGACAACGTAGGAATTATAACGTATATCCAAAATTGCAGGTTTACAACGTATTCAATGTCGCACAAACCAATCTGCAAGAGGCTCGCCCCGAACTCTATAAGAAACTGGAGGAAGCAGCAGGGCTGAAGCGTCCTATGCAACATGGAGATGACTTCTCATTCCCTGCAATGGATAAGATGATCAAGGAAAACGGATGGATTTGTCCTATCAAGCCTGTCTATGGCGATAATGCCTATTATAGCATATCTAAGAAAGAGATTGTCATTCCTGAAAAACGGCAGTTCAAGGATGGAGAGTCATTCTACACCAATCTTGGGCATGAAATGGCTCATTCTACGGGCGCAGAGGACCAGTTGGCAAGACTAAAACCTGCATCATTCGGAAGTGCAGAATACGCTCGTGAGGAACTCGTAGCGGAGCTTAGTGCAGCTTTGGTTGCCCAACGTTACGGCATGACCAAGCATTTGAAGGAAGACAGTGCCAGTTACCTCAAGAGTTGGTTGGATAGCTTGAAGGAGTCACCGGAGTTCATCAAGACTACGCTTACTGACGTTAAGAAAGCTTCGCACATGATCACTCAACGTATTGATGCCATGCAGCTGAAAATAGACCAAGAGCAAAGTCAAGAGGCAGAGCAGAAGCAAGAGAAAGCTCCAACGATGTATTACGCTTCAGTGGCGTATCTCCAGACTACCGATGCTACAGACCGTCTCGACAAGTTCAAAAATGATGGCGATTACAATGCACTCCTCACCGAGGCAAAGGAATATGACCAGGGTGATGCTCCTGATTTGTCCAAAATCAATCTCTCACCAACTAAATACCGTGGCGATGACCTTCTTATAGAGGATGAACATTATGCTGTAGTATATAATCCAACAGTAGGAGGTACATACGATGTGATGCGCAAGGTAAGCGCTGAGGAAATCAAGGATAACATCATCCGCTATGGTCTCCCTGAGGATGCTACAGACGACGTGAAGGAAGTTGCCAAACAAATGGAAAAAGAAGAGGTTGTTGCTCAGGAAGAAGAGCAGCACTACCATCGAGGACGATAAATTATCCCATTCAATTAAAGACAGTCACTATGTTGGCTGTCTTTTTTGTGTGCCACAAAAAAGGAGCTTACTCGTCACGAGCAAACTCCCCAAAGTATGAGAAAAAGAGTCTTAGTGATATAACTTCAAAATAACTTTACTGTTTATATGTATATATGTGTACATGTATTCAAGTACACGCTTTCCACCTTACTCTAATAAAATAACCATAGTAAATCGGTTTGCCTCATTAGCTTCGTATTTATCTATACCGCCATAGTTATAGGCTTGAATCTGGCATTTATCAACACCTCGCTTGATGAGAGCTTTGGCTATAAACTTGGCACGTCGTTTACCCAAATCATGGTTGCCAGATTGGGTTCCAGTGGCACTGTCTGCGGCACCAGATATTTTTATCTTCAGATTTTCCTCTTTTGCAATCTTGGCTATGTCGTCAAGGTTAACAAGTTGTGACTCATCAACCAGTTTGTCAGAGTTAAGTTTGAAGAAGAAATACACAGGCACACCAACACACACTTTCAAGTGGTCAGAATGTGTAAGGGAGTCTGGGCGATTGCCATTGATGTTGCCTAATGCATTGCCATTTTCTCCATCAACGGCATCACGGTCGCTTACTCCACCATTGCCAGACATCGAGAGACGAGCACGGAGTGAGTTCAGACCACTATAGCTATTTTTAGGATAGACGGTCTTACCATCGCTATTTCCTGCAAGTCGCTTTTCCAAATGAGCATTCATGTCATTCATATAAGCTAAGTACTCTTTAAGGTAGGTATTTTGCTCGATATATGGAGTTGCATCAACTACTCGCTTCCACCCTGTCTTGCCTATCGTGAAGGACAGACCGGCTGATACGGAAATCATGCTGTCGCCGAACTTGGTTGAAGTTCCGATGCCGTCAAAGTTCCTGGCGGTCAGCATTCCACTCACCTCTCCTACGAGATGAACACGGTCGCTGATGCGGTAACGGGCTTCCACGCCATAGGTGAAGGCAAACGGATGACTGCCACTTGAACCGCCCAGGCAGGTACAGTTGTTGATCCAGTCGGAATTATGAATCATGCCGACACCTATGAAGGGAATCACATCCCAAAGAGGGATTCCGCTTTCATTCTGACGGATGCCAGACGTGACGTTGTACAGAAAGTCTGCATGGACAAACTGATACTTCATCGTATGGAACTCTGCATTCTTGAAGCAGAGTCCCTGAAATCCTATTCGTCCACCGATTGCGGGCGTGAACCATTTGCCGACTCCTATCTGCAAGAGAGGAGTGACACGGTCGAACACGTCACCGCAACCAATGGGCGTCCCAAGAAAAGCTGAAGCCCCGCCCTTTGCTTCTATAAACCAATTTCTACCCCAGTTGGCTGCTTCGCTTACATTCTTGAGATATGTAGGATTTACAGGCATGAGCATCTGCTCCTGACTGTACGATTTCTGGATATAAAGACTGTCAGAACTCTGTCTGGCAGTTTGTGCCGAAGCTGTCATTGCAGCCAGACACATCATTGTTATTGATAATATTTTCTTTCTCATGTTGTTGTCTTTGATGATTGATTACTTGCGTAAACAAATGAGCATGGTGTTACATCTTCTTTCTTCTTCTGGCGGACGGAGCGCACATCTTGCGTGCCATTGCCAGGCATCTTCTTGCCCACTCCCTATCGTCTTCATCCGGTCGCTTGCCCCATCCTGAGCCTGGGCTGCCTCCTCCACCTCCATGCGTCTGTGCGATGGTCGTTGCATCATCCACGAAACCGCACACGAGGTTCAAGGCTACCTTGACAACATGGTTGCCATCTTCTGCCAACTGGCAGAGAAGCGTGCCGTCGAAGTCGAGTTTCACGCTGTCGGGAAGATTCGGGAAACGAACGGCAAACTCATGTGCCATGGTGTCGAGCATCACTCCGTTGAGATGGTAGCTCATGTTGTGAGCCCAGGAAAGTTCAGACTGGTTGGCTTTGTCTTCCAGTTCACTGGCCTGCTTCTCAATCTCTTCCTTGTCCCTGCGGAGGGTGTCAAGCAACTGGTTAGTCTCAGAAAGTTTCTTCTCCTTGTCTGCCAGTTTATCTTCCACCAAAGCCTTCTGCTCTTCAAGGCTCTGAATCTTACGGGCGATGTCGGCACTGATGTTCTCGCTGTTAGCTTGCAAGGCTCTCAGCGGTTTGAGTTCTGCTTCAAGGCGGTTGATTTCTGCCTTCAGATTCTCTATCATAGAGGTGAATGATTTCTGCTTTTTCTGGGCGATGGAGAGTTCCACGTTCAAATCTTCGAGGGCTTTCCGGGTGTTCAGCATCTGGGCTTCGAGTGTCACGCACTCGTTGGCAAGCCATCGTCGATACTCTTCAGTAGAACGGTGACGTGCTCCTGTCTCTGCTATCGACACCCCTCTTGTGAGTCCCCATTTTTCATTGACCTTGGCAAGCTCGTCGTGCAGGGCAAGAAGATAGTTCTTGTAATCTATGCGGTTCTGACCATGGAAGATTTTCTTGAAGGCAAACTTCTTATCTTTGTCTATCGGCAGAAGCGCACAATGGACGTGAGGATTTTTCTCATCGCAGTGGACGATGAAGGAGACGATGTTTTCCTCTCCATATTTATCTGCCACAAAGCGGTAGATGTCCTGTGCCCACTTTTCTATTTCGGGCATTCGACGGATATGCTCATTGCCACCCTTGCTTTCAAAATCTACCTCCTGATTACCAAAGGCAAGCTCTCGCATGCGTTCCGTTGAACCACCGAAGATGAAATTCACCACGGTTCGGAAACGTGGCTCTGCCAGTCCCTCGTTGGGATCTTTAATGCCACGTGAGGCGAGATTTTCTGCCATGCGCCTGGTAAGCGGACGGCTCTTGTCTATCGGGGCGACAATACCACCTGGACGGATCTCGAAGTTGAGATGCTCACGGCTACGGTCGTAGTTGCCTTCACGCATGGCCTGGTTCCATCCCTTCTCCGTCCAGTCTCTCAACTCTTCGTTGCCTACCGAAGCAAGACCTTTGGTAACCTTGATGTCCATGACCTGTTTTGATGATGTTCCCATATCGTATTTCTTTGCTATAGTCCTTACTCCATGAGCCTTTTTCAGTCTTGGCAACACAAGGAAATCTGACCCAGCTTGCTGTTTATCTGGTCAGCCCTCCCGACTACTTCAGTAGGTCGGGGTATTAGGCTTCCCAAGACTGAAAAAAAGTGGCACGTGCAAGCACGCTGCCTCACGTTGCTTGAAATCATTCAGCGATGTGCTAACGGGCGTCCTGATTGCCATCAGCGTGCCTCGCATGGAATAAGGGGAATATGACTGTTGTTTTTAATCGTCAGGAGATTCCGCAGGTACTAACTTTTCGGATGGCTCCCTGGCCTCAGTAAGAGGACGAGGGGGATTTACATAGTAGTGGAATGCGGAGCCGGAGATGTAGTGCTCGAAGATACAATCCAGGAGAACAATCTCCGCTTTCGAATATCGGGTTGCCACTTCGTCCATATAACTCGGCTTGGTATTGCCACTGATGGCTTTAGCCAGTATGCCAAGAGAGTCTATCACTTTGTGCCAGTCCCAGACATGGTCTTTTCCGAAGAGCAGGTTAACAGAATCTGAAAGTTCTTCAGGCAATTCTTTTTCTATATCGAGAATACGGAGAATGGAAACTGCCAGTGAATCGAACACCAGAGCTTGCTGGTTGAGTACACGCCTGGCAGGAATGTCTCCATATCCTTCTTGTTTGGCCATGTTCATCTTCAAGTCGTAATAACGGCTGTAGGAATCCGCAACTTCTTCTGCAGTGGCTCTGCCTTTGATGAAGCGGACAAACTGCATGGCGCAGAAGTCCAGGATGTCATCTGGACTCTCGATAAGAAGAGAGAGACGTTGCTCCAGATTCACAGAGAAGATGAAACTCTTGGAGTATGGCTCTACGGAAAGTTGACCAAGTTTGGTGAGTCCGGAGATAAACTGGCGAACCGTGGCACGCTGCCATTGCCACTGACGGGCAAGTTCGGAAATGGAAGCAATAAACTGACCTGGTAGCAACTGTAGTGTTCCTTCAGTACCATGTGCTTGATATGCTCCTGACGAAGCTTTCGAAAGCAAGTCACAGTATGCCTCCAGCTTGCTGTAACGTTCCTCCGCTTTCGGCTTAAGAAACTCCAGCAATGAGCGATCAACACCTTTAGACTTATCAGCTTCGGGTGTGTGATGATTTGAATTGTGAGTCATTTGAGTCATTTTTGAATGTGGAATGTAGAGCAAGTGGATATTGTATTGTGCCAGTTGTAAGTGGCATCTAATAGTAATTTTTGATAATCTGCGCGAGCAGTTCTTTCGGGTTGTTGATGGCCTCAGGATGGCTCTTCATCCTGAGCACTTTTCCAGATGGATAAAAGACAGCTGCCACGCTTACGGTAAAAAGAAACAAGGACATGCTGTTCATGTAAGGTAAGGCGTAGCAAACCATCGAGAGCAGCAAGGTGGAAAACCACAGTCTTTTTCTCTCATGCAAAAGATGGAAGGTGCTTTCTGCAATTTTCTTGTTGAGCAGTACTAGAGTCAGGAGTGTTGACACTACAACAGAGAGATTGGGAGCCGTGACATGGCAACACCAGTTGATGAAGATAAGCATCAGCACGACCATATAAGCATAAAGATTTCTTGCGTTCTGAAACATGGCCATCTTCCACATAAACCGCTTCATGAATCCATATTCCTTTCTGTAAAGACAGAAGAATGCTGTCAGCAAGAGGAACGGAAAAGCGAACCGAATGAGGGTTAGAATCTGTATCATATATTCATTTATTTTACTTGTTATTACCTTTGTCGAGTGATTCCAGACGCTCGGCAATTCTGTTGTTTAACTGGATGTTGTAACTGGGCGACATCTGGTCTATTGTCGGGTCTTTCGCCAACTCTTCATCAGCTTCGATAAGAAGACGGAGATAAAGATCTACATTAGAATTGTGGTCTAACTTCGCCGTTGGAACGGCTGCCGATGTATTAACACTTGTATCTATCGGCTGCATCGTATCAGGGTCAATGTCATCAGGTAGATGGTAAGCCGTCTGTATGCTTCGCATCACAAATATGCAGAATACTATCAATAGACCAATTATTGCCTTGGCTATGATGTTCAAGTTGAATAACATCAGAGCCGACACCATCACCAGAATGGCTATTATATAGAATGTATATACTTTTCGTTTAGTACTCATAATCATTTAATTCAAGTTTGATTATTCCGAAAGATGCTTTCTCTATTATATATTCGACATCACGCAGAGTAAGGGAATGTGTTTTGATTCGCCTTTTTGCAGTTGGGTCTTTTTTACAAAGATATACCAGTCCTTGGTTCAAGTCGTATTCATTGATGTTCCACGTTCTAGTCTTCTTGAAAGAGTATTTATCCCTGTAACTCTGGAGTGAAAGGCCTTTGTAGAACAAGGTCTTCAACACTCCATCCTGCAACAATCTCATCTCAATCAGTTTCTCCGTGTCCTTGACTTCAATCCATGTTCGGTATCTTTGTATGATGTCTGCTATAAGGTAATACGTTTTCTGGTTCATTTAGAGACCGCAGTTGAAATCGTTCATTATCTGGACGTGTTCTCGCCTTACCTTGAACGTGCCACGTTTCTCGTGCAGTCGCAGGTCTTCAAAAAGGTCTGCTGACATTACCTCAATGGAATTGTAGATTGTGACATTCAAGTCATGTATTAGTCCATCGGTTGATGTCTTGCAGTTTATCTTGAACATACGCTCTGTGACCGGGTAGCAATATGCGCAACATTCATGTCCGAATACAGTATCAATTGGTGGTTCAAGATGGTAGAGAATGGCAAGGTCTGCATTCATTTCAAACATATCAAGCACCTTGTCTATGGGTTGGGGGATATGTACTTCATATGGAAGGATAGCATAGTCTTCGTATGCCTTTGTCTCACCAATCCAATAATTGTCTATCAAATCTGGCAACAGCATTGGACCAGATGCTTTGAATTTGTAGATAGCTTCCTGTAACATAGTAATATTTGATTAGATGGTTGATATGTATAAACGCATGAGTTGTGCTGGTATCTTGTTGGACACGTCCTTGTTCACAAAGTGTTTGCCCTCCATTCTTGTTATAATGGCTGGATAATCTTTTGCGATGTCTGTCATTGCCTGAATTTGCTGTGGTGTGAGCATGGCTATAGCCAATGAATCCATCGAAAGGTATGGTTGTAACATCATCCAAAGATATGCGTTAGCCTGATTCGCACTTTTAATTTTTCCTCGCTTCAAAACGTCATGGCAAACTTGCGCGTTGAGAATTAAACGCCGATCTGTTCGCATTGACATCAGTACAAGCGTTTCTGAAGTAGGCAGGATGCCTTCGGAGGCTGCTTTATAGATATTAGAACAGATGTCTGCCGTGTTGTTTGTTATCTCTGTCATACCCATTGACGAGCATTCATCTATATTCGCTAGGAATGTGCGAAAATGACGGTCTTCTTCATGCAAGAATGCTACAAGTTCTTTCTTTGACTTTATCCCATGTGCTTTGCTTCCTAAAAGGAAGTTTGAGTAATTAGCTATGCCTTCATGCACATCCTTGTCAAAGACGGGTGATTTATCCAAGGACATGAAGAACTTGGTGGCACTTTCCTTCAACGAGTCAAGCTCCTGGTTCTCTTTATATACAGATGTATGCAATTTCACGTATGCTACATCACTTAGTGTGCAGTTGCTTGTCAGACGAAGCAGTTCTGTCCGAATGGAATCCGAAATTTCGTCATACCTTGCAGACAGTCCGCAATGTGCCGTAAATGACGGATCCTTTTTAATGAAGCATGATACCGTGTCGGCAACCTCATGCCATCCATTGATGAAAGTAGCCATCTGTACTGCGTTGCACCCTGTGTTGCCTTTAATCGACAAAAAGAAATTATGATATTCTTCCAATGCGTCATTGGAGGATTGAAAATCATATTGCTTTCTGCTGTTACACGAAGCAACAATCAGCATGGTACATAAAAAAAGCAAGTGAAAGAATAAACTCGTTTGAGTCTTTTTTCTTTCACTTGCTTCACTTTCTTTCATTTGGTTTCCGAAACCAGTTTCAGAGGAGTTGCAGATGCAACCGACAAAACCATTTAAGTGTACTATATTCCTTTTGTTCATTGGCATATAATTGAAAATTTTGTGTACAAAGGTACAGATTAAAATCCAAATAATAGCCACAACAATCAGACTTTGTATAATTTTATGTTTCATACTCACTTTAGTATGATTTTCTAATAACAACACAATTAATGTACAAAAATCAATTTATATTCATTTACACGAGAAAAGCTACCAGTATAATTATGATTCTGAATATAATTATGTACCTTTGCACATGTATAACGCCTATACTTGTTTTTAGCATTAACCTATACTATTGACAATAGGCGTATAACAATCATATTATCAGTAGATAAAACGTTTTTGACATGGCAAAAGTCGGCTACATTATGGCTATCTCTCAGTATGACAAACTGGAAGAAGATCGCAAATGGATGAATGAGTTTGGGTGTGTTCGTATCGTTGAAGAAAATGACGAGAACGAACGAAACAGACCGTTGTGGAAACAACTGATGGTCGCCTTGAAAAGAGGTGATGAACTTGTCATCCCCAAATTTTCCAATGCCCTGCGTGGCAGTCGTGAACTGGCAACGTTCCTGGAATTTTGCCGAGTCAAAGTAATCCGCATCATTAGCATACATGACAAGATTGACTCCAACAATATTCTGTTTCCTGAGACAAAACCGTCTGATGTATTGACAATGATGGGGGCTCTACCTGAAGAAGTTCTTGCTTTACGCAAATCGGCAGAGCATGTAGTGGATTTGCAGGAAAAGATGATTATATCTTTACCAAGAGTTTCTTCTGCCAAGATGCATAAACTCGACAGGGAAAAGACAGTTATCAATCTTTACGTGGCAGGTCATCCAATCGATGACATTTGGCGTGCCAGTGGATTCAGAAGCCGAAGCTCTGTGTTTCGCATACTCAACAAACATGGTATCAAACTAAACAGAGGTAATCACTCTGGACCAATAAAGAAAAGAACCGAACAAACTCCAAAACAAAACATAGAAGAATAGACAATGAAGAAAATACTATTTCTGCATGGATTCTTTGCGACTGGCAGTTGCCCTATGGCGAATGCTATGAGAGAAGTTTTCGAAGGGGTTGCTGTCGTACTGACTCCAGACTTGCCTTTGCATCCCAAAGAGGCATTGAAGGAGATTCGCTCCATCATAGACAAAGAGCATCCTGACTTGCTTGTCGGCAACAGTTGTGGAGCATTCCTTGCCCAGATGCTCTCTCCAGTAGTGGGCATTCCAGCTTTGCTTGGCAATCCTTATTTCAAGATGACGGAGTTCCTAAAGGTACGCATCGGTGAGCATCAGTATAAAGCACCTCGCAAGGATGGCAATCAGCGTCTGGTTATAGACGAAGCGTTGATTGAGGAATTTGCCGAACTTGAAGCCGTTCAGTTTGATTGCTGCAACCCATATTACAAAGAACGAGTATGGGGACTTTTTGGTGAGCAGGACACCCTTGCTCACTTCTCCCCATTGTTTATGGAGCACTACAACAATATCTATCATTTCCCAGGCGGTCATACTCCAACAGAACAAGAAGTGAAAACATGGTACGCACCGCTTGCTACCAAGATGATGATGGAGTACCCAGCAAAAGAAGAAAGATACTTCCAGCATTTCAAAGGCGGCAAGTACAAGTTAATCCATTCAGCATTTGACTCCGAGACTCTGGAGCGTATGGTGGTTTACCAGGCTCTCTATGGTGAACATGCATATTGGGTACGTCCAGAAACAATGTTCTTCGGCCAAGTTACAAGAGATGGTAAGACATTTAATCGTTTCACAGAAATCGAGGTTTAATACCAAAATAATTACGCGCATAGAGAATAAGTAATTTCAAATGATTATATATAGTAAGACACGGACAAACAGCAGAGAACTTGCAGATGATTCTACAAGGACATTTGCCTGGCACTCTTACCGACAAAGGTAAGGAGCAAGTAAGAAATGCAGCTGAACATCTTGCAGAAAAAGACGTTAAGTTCAAGTGCATTGTCTCAAGCGACCTGAAACGTGCAATGGACTCTGCCAATATTATCTCTGAGAGATTAAAACTTCCAGTCATTCCTCTGAAAATTCTTAGAGAACGTGACTGGGGAAAATATACTGGTATGCCTGTGTCTGAGGCAGCAGACAAGTATAAAAAGGATGGAAAATGGATGTTCCCTGATGGTGATGCCGAAACAGAAGAGGATATTTATCAACGAGCTGGCAAAGCCTTACAAGAACTTTCGGAGAAATTTGCCAATGATACCATCATCGTTGTCACTCATGGACAGTTTGCAAGAAATATGATAGCCAATCATTTTGAATGTAATTACCATGAGGTTACTTCTTTCGTAAACGCAGAGATTCGGATGTTAAACCTATAATATTGTATTTGAGGTACATGAACACATTACATACTATACTGATATACTACATTCTTTGCATCAATGCAGTTACATTCATCATATACGGTATAGACAAGTACAAGGCCAAGAAAGCAAAGTGGCGAATTCCGGAAACCACGCTATTGATGATGGCAGTTGTAGGCGGAAGCATCGGGGCATGGATGGGAATGAAAGTCTGGCACCATAAGACGATGCACCAGAAATTCAAATACGGCATTCCTGCCATTCTGCTGATACAGATTGCACTGATGGCGTATTTACACATGAATTAAAAAACAAAATAAATAACGAAGTATATGAAAAATTTTGCACCAAAGCCGTGGGTAGTACCACAGCCTGTGCTGATTATAGGCACATATAATAAGGATGGAGTTGCCAATGCAATGAACGCTGCCTGGGCAGGACAGTGGGACATGAAGGAGATTATGATCTCAATGAGAAATCACGTCACCACAGACAACCTGAAGCTTGGCGGCGAGTTTACCGTTGCCTTCGCTACTAAGGAAACCATGGTAGCGTCTGATTTCGTTGGTATTGTTTCTGCCAAGAACGATCCAAAAAAGATGGAGAAAACAGGATGGAACATCAAGAAGGCAACTATGGTTAACGCTCCCGTATTTACAGATTTTCCTATGACTTTGGAGTGTCGCATCAAGGAGAAATACGACGAAAGCGAGACTGGTTATTTTCTTGTTGCAGAAATAGTAAATATCCTTGTAGATGAGAAGTATCTGGCAGAAGACGGAAATCCAGACATGGAGAAAATGGAGCTGATTGTCTTCGACCCTATTCATCATAGCTATATCCAGCTGGGCGATAAAGTCGGTAACGCTTTCTCTGATGGTAAGGCTTTGAAATAAAAACTACGTAAATGGCATTTCCAGAAATATACTCAGCAATTGGCATGATGGAGCTGATTCAGAAGATAGGCTTCCTCCCTCTCCTCGATAGTGGCATAGAAGGATTTTCTGCCGAAGACATCGTGGATGAGGACTGTCGATATGTGACATTTCCTGAAGGAGGTTGGGATTGGCCACTTTGGAAATGGAAGGGCGAGATTGTGACTGAAATGCCCTGTATGTACGGAAAGTTTTTCAATAAGAAAGCAGGATTTATCAGCCAGGAATGGTGGCCAGATTTCTGCAACTACAGAAGAAACGAATACCCTCGTCCAGAAGAAGAGTCAATTGAAGGAGCTATCCTTAGCACACTACAATATTCTGGCAGTCTCATTACAAGGGAATTACGAACTGCTTGCGGTTTCACTGGTAAAGGAATGAGAAGCAAGTTTGACGGGTATCTTACCCGATTGGAAATGGCTACTTACATTGTGACCGAGGATTTCATATATCCTCGTGACAAGCATAATCGTGAATATGGCTGGGGATGGTCGCTGCTTAATATCCCCGAAGAACTCTATGGAAAGGATGCATGCAAGTGTGAACGAACTCCCGAAGAGTCTTACCAAAGGATATTCGAGCATTTGAAAGAGATCCTACCAGATGCCACAGACAAGCAACTTATTAATATGATAGGATAAATATGACTCAAGATTCGAAAACGTATTATGTTTGGATAGGCGGTTCATGTGACTATGGACATAAAGAGCGAGCTGGTGGTGCTGCCGTTGTGATAGAGCATAACGGTAACATCATCAGCCGTGATGTAATCAGCGACCTTCATACCACAGAGTTCCGCATGATGCTGACACTAATGGTCAAAGTGCTGCATGAACTTGAAGCAGGTTCTGACATCCTTTTCCTGACCAACGCTGCCTATATTCAGAACTTTGACAAGACTCCGACTGCAAAGTCTGCAAATCCGGACTTGATACTACAATGCATCGAGGAAAAGAAGAGACACAACTCCGTTGGAGTCAAAGTTGTACAATATCATAAAAGCCCATTGCTTATGGAGACACATGATATGGCTACAGAAGCAATGGCTAAAATAAGGAAGGAGTTTCATCATGACAGCAAATGAACAAGCATTATTGGCACAAATGCAAGACCTTGGATATTCTCATGGTCTTTGCATTACGGCATTACAAATCCTATCCCAAGACAAGTTGGCTGTCAGCGACATGCTTGCCTTTATCTATGACGAACAACCCTCAGAAGAGGACTTTATCAAGAAAATGGCAAGAATGTGTGAAGCCAATAGTTGGGACACCATCGGTTAAGGTATGAATATAATAATCCTGTAGAAGCATTGAGAAATTTGTCCTACAAACATATAGTCAGACCATTATCGATTTTCTATCTGTCTCGTCTAAAATCGTTATGCTTGTCGCCATGCCACCATGCGCCCAGGAAGGCGATGATGACACGAAAGACAAAGTAGATGATAATTATATCAACAAATTCGTTCATAAGCTTGATTTTTAGTATGTTACTCAATACACATTAACTACGGGGATGCCCAAATGATTGGCTTTCTTGAAAGTGTAGTATGTTCCACCTTTTTCTCGTCCATCATAGAATGCTATAAGAAGGGAAGCATTTTCCACCATAAACTCGTCTCTATCAAGAAAGCATCTTGTATAATAGCGTTCTGATAGAATTAACACCTCGTCTGCCGAAGCTTTCAAATTCTCATAAACCATCTTATCATTAGCACTGAACCTATCCGCCTGACCTCTGAAAGGAATGGCGGCTGTCAGCGTCATTCCAGGACATGACGATTTCAATGACTGCACTATTTGTGCTGCCATAAGGTCTATGCCTATGGCAAATCCCGAAATAAAATTACTGATGCCATGCTTATAAGCTTCAAGTATAGCCTTAGTCAATCGTTCTTTTATTAGCTCCTTTTGTGAAAAGTTATAGAAGCGATGTCCTGTAAAGGCTGCCGAAGCAGCCTTAGCGAATTTTGTTTTGTTCATTCTTTTCATTGCTGTACGTATTTGTATGATGTCTTGCCGAGAAATATGCCATTTGTCACACGTGCCCCGACTTGCTCCAATTTAGCGGTGTAGTCACAAAATGATGAGCCGGTAGTAACTACATCATCCCAAATGCAGACTATCTTGTTTTTGAAGAAGTTAGCATCCACCTCGATATTATTCTTTTCCTTCAGACGCTTTGCTCGCTCTTCTTTCTTGACTTTAGTACCATGAACTGCGGTACGTTCACCAATAACCTTGACATGAGAAAAGCCGTCTATTGCTCCCGAAAAACGGCAAACAAGTTCTGAGAAGTTCTTATTTCGTGCCTCGTTACGCTCTTGACTGCTTGCAGGAACACAAGAGAAAACGACATTACGAACCTTGCGACCGAATTTTTTCACAAGCATCTTTGCTACGCACTTTGCCACCTCAGTATGGTTGCGACCATCCTTAAAGTCAAAGATGACTTGGCGGTCAAAGAATGCATCCATACCGATATTTTTGATGCGTACCGGATAATAGCGGAAAAAGCTGCTCAACTCCTTATCCTCTTGTCCCTTGATGTAAACCTGTACCATGTCCATAGCCATTGTTTTTCTTTATCTCTTGGTAGGTAGCAGCCGTTAACCACTACCCATCAAGAATGTTTTGTATCAATCGTAAAGTCTGTTTAGGAACGACTGCAATTCTCCGTCTTGGATTGCAGAAAGTTTACATGGTTGGAAAGCCTTTTTCTGCTCTAACATGATTGTACCGAGTCCGTACTTGGATGCGTCCAAAGCCACACTTGCCATTTCGTTGGCTGATATGTAGCCGTACTCCGTTTCTGCCAAACCTACGATGATGCCGAAAAGAACAAAATCGTCGTACTCTCGCTGTCCTTCAAGAATGTACCAACGTGCATTGCCGATGAAAAACACTGCGATGCAAAGAGCATCCTTCTTCTTACTATCCTGTGAATAAAGCGGATAGTCCTTCATTGCCTTCTCCAAGTCAGGAGTAATCAGGCGGTTGTTGTAATCTGTTGCCATAGTCATAAAAATTATTTTTCTCCCTTTCGTTAAGTCCTTTCGGACTGGGATCGGGAAGATTTTTCTGCTTTACAAAGTGCGTCAAAGGCAATAGAGCAAGTCTGATGTGAAGAATACTCTTTTCATGGAAAAGGAAGATTGTTCACAAAGCACGACTTGCCATTTGCCAAAAGGCGCGATAACTTTGCAGAAAAAGAATCCCGTAATCCCAAGGGCGACACGGCATCAAAGACTATAAGTCTCAGTAAGAAGAAACAGATACAAAAGGTATAGTCAGAATGGATAAAACAGCTGGGTGGGAATAGTCTTAAGCATCAACAGCCGGTACGACAATTAGAGAACTCTCCAAAATGACAAAGGAAGAACGTGCCGAGCAAAGTGTTTAGTCTTGCCTGGCACTTTCTGACTAAGGCATGGAGGAATGTTCTTGTCGTACCTTTGGCAGAGTGTTATTCTTTCGTAAGTCGATACAATCGACCTGCGTAAGAATAACTTTATGACAAACTGTTAATGCCTATGGGACTATGGTGTGGGGCTGAGCATTATAAGATGTCTCGTCATTATGTTGATAAAAAGCTACTCTCATTATCGTATGAGGCTTTAAAGTGTATTCATGTACACATTAACACACGGACATATGTATTCACGTCCACATGAATACATTGAAACAACGGAATTATTCAGAATGATGACAAAATGAAAATCAATATATTATAAAAGGTGAAAGGGAGGGAAATGAAGGGTGTTGCTGTGAGCCAGTGCACCTTCTCGACGAATGGACATGCAGTAGTGTCAAACTGAATAAGTGGGAACCGCTTGCGTCCCACCTACTCAGTTTGTAAGATACCGTATGTCGCTTCGTGGTGTACCTTCCTGCTGAAGGACTTTGCACTTACGTCACGCTCTGCTGACATAAATGCGAGGTCTTTCAAGTGGAACTCCAGTGGCATCCTTCATGGTGTGGGGCGAAGTATTACAACTATATTTCCCAAGAAGTATAAAACACAAAAGGCTGACATTCATTATCATATAAGGTTTCAAAGTGTATTCATGTACACAAGTACACACTAAAACATGTATATACGTATTCACGTCCACATGAACACATTAAATTATCAAGAATAGCCAAGATGATTATAAGAGAAAGCTCATATATTATAAAAGGAGAAAGGGAGGGAAATGAAGGATGTTGCTATGAGCCAGTGCACCTCCTCGACGAATGGACATGCAGTAGTGTTAAACTGAATAAGTGGGAACCGCTTGCGTCCCACCTACTCAGTTTGTAAGATACCGTATGTCGTTTCGTGGTGTACTTTCCTGCTGAATGATTTTGCTCTTACGTCACGCTCTGCTGACATAAATGCAAAGTCTTTCAGGTGGAACTCCAGTAGCATCCTTCATGGTGTGGGGCAAAGCATTATAAAGACTTATCTAATGAGAAAGACAACTACATTTTATATAAATATTGCATGTTCATACCATTTTATAACGACTACGCAAAAAGATTTCGTTTAATTTTTGTACCTTTGCACGCAAATTAGACAAAGAAATAAAAGAAACAAGAAAAATCCTATACGGAATGAGACTTTATATGCACATAACATCACAATCATTCGTTCAGAGTTATCGACGCTTTGAACGGAATAGTTATGTACATACATCAAGTACATCAGATACAGCCGGTATAGGATTCCCACATCATTATTCGCATAGTTATTTCTACCGGGCATCATAACAGCGTGCCCCACAGAGAACACAGATAATATTGAAGAGTTGGAGTTTCCTTGCCGGGAGAATCCAACTTTTTCTTTTTAGCCAAATGCTTGGCTTCAGCTCTGACATGACGAGAAAAAGTTGGATGAAATCCAACCATTTTTTACGTTTAAATGAAAGAACTATGCCAGCAAATAAGAATGCCTTAATAAGGTACAAAACTATAGACAACTGTTTGAGAAACAGATATAGAAGATGGACTCTCGATGATCTTGTGGAGGCATGTAGCGATGCACTCTACGACATGGAGGGAATCACCAAAGGAGTATGCGCCAGAACTGTTCAGATGGACATACAGATTATGAGATCTGACAAACTGGGCTATAATGCTCCTATCGAAGTTTATGATAGAATATACTACAGATACGCTGATCCAGACTATTCTATCACTGAGATGCCTTTATCCATAGAGGACTGCAAGCTGATAAAGAAGGCTATCATTCTTCTTGAAAACAAGAAGGATAAGAACAACGAAGACACCATCCAGGTGCTCAACAAGGTACAGGACAGACTCAAATCTATTCTGAACTTTGTGTAAGGATAAAGGAGGAAAATTATGAACGAACATCAACGAGACATCGTCTTACAAGAAAACTGAAAGGCTTCTTTTCAAGCAAAATTGCCTGAAGAGAAGCCTTTCTTATGTGGAGCTTCAAGTAGGATTCGAACCTACGACCTGCTCATTACAAGTGAGCTGCACTACCACTGTGCTATTGAAGCCTTTGGGAGTTTGATGGGGATCGAACCCACGACCACCAGAGCCACAACCTGGCACTCTACCAACTGAGCTACAAACTCCATATAAACTCCAGATGGATTCGAACCACCACCTCCAGAACCGAAATCTGGTATGCTACCAATTACACCATGGAGTTGTTTTTTAACTTGTCGCCCCAGAAGGAATCGAACCTTCGCTAACAGGACCAAAACCTGTTGTGCTACCATTATACCATAGGGCAAATTGAGTTCGGGAGGCAGGACTCGAACCTACGAAGTCATCAGACAGCGGATTTTTTCGCAAGCTCAAGGAACTCCAGTCCACCCTCGTTGCCACTGGAGCACACCCGAATTTTTAAGTGGAGCCTCGTGGATTCGAACCACGTTCTCGGGATTTTCAGTCCCGCGCATACACCAAGTCTGCCAAAGCTCCTTACTGATGTTGCCCCAGATGGAATCGAACCACCACTTGCAGATCCAGAATCTGCCGCACTACCGTTATGCGATAGGGCAAGTTTGCGGAGGCTAAAGGATTCGAACCTTTGAGACGTTGCCGTCTGCCGGTTTTCAAGACCGGTGCAATAGACCAACTCTGCCAAACCTCCAATGTTGTGACTCGTGAGAGACTCGAACTCCCGACCCCGACGTTCGTAGCGTCGTGCTCTGATCCAACTGAGCTAACGAGCCAAAGTGCGGAAGCAGAAGGATTCGAACCTTCGGAACCTTTCGGTTCGGCACGTTAGCAGTGTGCTGGTTTAAGCCACTCACCCATACTTCCTTGTTTTGACGATGCAAAGGTAGAAAGGGAGAATGCAACCTTTTTTCGTAGCAAGAAAAAATTCAAAAAAAATAAAAGTTTTAGTGGAATCAAACAATAATTGCCATTTTTGTATGCGGATATCCAATATGAATATTTCGACACAAAAATGGCAATTATTACTAAAAAAATCCGAAGTCTGTTACCTTATAAAGAAGGTTTCGATCAACGAACACAACTGTTTATCAGTTAAATTATCAATACCTACCTTATCAATCAATGCATATTCTTCTTTCTTGTTGGTAATCACGAATTTGCGTTCTTTTCCTTCCACTTCACATAAAAGGTGATAGTTACCTTTGTACGCCTTTTCCACACGCACATTCTCAAAAATAGTATCACCAATTCTGAACGAAACATTCTTTCTTTGTTCTAACAATCCCCACTCTGCCAGATGATTGTTAAGGGTGGTTTCTACAGCACCTATCCAACGCTGACTAACTTCGCTTTCTTCTGCAAAGTGCCTGAATTGGCCAATGGCAGAAGCAACCTCATTTATGATGGTTTCTGCCTTTCTGATACCGTTATCTTTGCCAAGAGCCAAAGCGTCTTCAAGAGTCTGACCTTGAAGTTTACCCTGCATCATCAGACAATGCATCTTCTCAGGAAGGAAACCACCGACATTGAAGATATAAGTCATATCGTATGCCGGAGAAAGTTGCCATTGACCGCTTTCATCCATCAGGAACGAGAAGTTCTTGTTGTGATCATCAGTATTGTTGGCAAGAATATTGAATACCATTCTGCGAAAGACTTCCTCCTGGGTGCTTTCCGGTAGGCGCATCTTGCGACAAACCATCAGCAACTTTTCATAGCTGTCGGCATCAGGATATAGAGCTGCCAATGTCTGCATGTGCAATTTGCGTTCTTCATCACGATCGAAACGATGTGTAATGAAATGCTTCTGACCTTCTACCTCTATAATCTTGCAAGGCATCATGTTTATACCTGCAGCCATGGCCATTTTATAGTAAGCCATTTCCAATTCTGCAGACGAACGTTCTGCATCGCCAAACTTCAGTATGCAATAATCAAAACCCTTGTGACCGGCAATCTGTCCGCTTCTGATTTCTCCCGTTTCCGGATTTATCGCTATGATTGCCTTAGGTTGGCGACCACCTGCCGATGTTCCGACAGCTATCAACGACTGCATAGTCAGCGATTCGTCAGGCATAAGTCTTACACTCTCACGCTCAACGAATATTCTCTGGGCCAAATCTGTCAATGCTTTCATATTCAGCTTTTCCGACTTTCTGATGCCAGATGATTCGGGGATAAACTCCAAAGCTCCCATACCTCGCTTACCTATAAACGACAGAATTTCAAGCGGAGTAATTTCCTGATTGCGAATACCATTCTGTATGCGCCAACACTCAAACACCTGGTTACCCCAAGCGTCAGGCAAAGAGTCTGCAAGAAAAGGAGGCAGTTTGCGGTAAAGCTTTGTTTCCCTGTCACCCATGATGGGACGTCGGCTGGCAGGTGACTTGACAGAAGCCACAAGTGGGAACGGATCAAGTCCTCCACCAAGGAAAGCTGGATTATACTCGAAAAACGAAACGCCTTTCCTTGCATCCCAGGACAAGCGACCGATTTCCTTGTCCCAAAGCATTATTTTCAAAGAACTTGCTATCATGACTTCTTATGTCTAATTCGTTGAACTTTCTTTTCTTCCTTCACAAGGTATGCAGATGGCGGTAAATCCGGCATCAGTTCGTCAAGCGCATCTATCTGACCGATTGCCTTCAGCAGCAAAAGGAAGGTGCCGAGCGACACATTGCCCGATGTACCATTCTCAAACTTATGAATGGTAGTGATTGTAATACCCGATTGTTCAGATACCTCTTTCTGCGTCATATTGCTACGCAGACGGTAATCCTTGAATCTTGCACCAAGAAGTTTTACCAATTCTGGTATAGAATACTCGTAATAATCAATCATAATTCGTTATTTTAATTTATACTACAATATAAGTTAGGCGAATAATATGGCTATATATTATATTTCACTTATATTTATAAATGCAAAAATACTCATTTCTTTTCAAAATCCATCAATTAGTTTGAAGAAAATCTGATTTTTGCTTTCTTTTTAACCTTTTTACAAGGAAAAAACTCAAAAGTAACAAAAAAGCGACCCGAAGGTCGCTCGTTACAAAGAGAAGGATTTACTTATCCTTCTTGGTCTTAGTTCTCTGAGATACTGGAGTTTCCTCCTTCTCTTCTGCTTCATAGAACTTGGTTGCCACGAGTATTACTCGGCTATGCTTGACACCTTCTGCATCCTGCCATTCCTCTGGCTTGAAGTAGCCCTCTACAGTAAGGAGTGCTCCCTTGACCAAGCGGTCGAATGACGAGGTGTTCTCGTTCTTGCGCCATGCCTCTACATTCATGAAGGCTGAGGTGCGTGTGTTTTCTTCACCGTTCTTCTCGATTCGGCTGATAACCAGTGAGAAGCGAGCTACGCTTGCGGTTGAGAACTGATGGATGCTTGCATCCTTACCTACGAAACCTGTTACTGCGAAAGTATTTTCCATCTTTTTCATAATTTGAATTTTTAGAAGTGAAACATTTATTTTTACGATGCCCCCAAAGTTGGCAAGGAAAACATGAGAAGCAAGGAATTATCAAATTATTTCACCTTCAGGCAAGAAAAGTTTTATGGATGAGTATCAGACGAAAAAGTTTTTGAAATAATTCTGAGAATAGGGCATCTGGTACTTGCTGCAATGTGGCTTGTACTAACTTCGCAGCGGAAAAACTAAGTGTGGGAACTTCGTTCAAAAAATTCAAATCGAAAAGGTGACAAGAAAATACAGCAGAGGTTCGAGCAAAGGATGGCTATACATTAAAAGTCAAGCAAGAGGTAATGCTCCAAGAATAGCAAGCCCAAAGAAAGACACGAAAACCACACCTCATTTAAGAATGTGGCAACACGGAACGATGGAATATACCAATGAGTGCCAGAGGAAGCAACTGTATGCAGAGGTTTGCAGTAGGAAGAACATGATGCAAAGGACAAGCATTACCAATCCATGGCTATAAGAGAAGCAGAATAGATGGAACCAAAATCTATAGGAACAAGAAGTATATGTCAATCTGTAAACGAGCAACTTAGCGGTCGTGTGTTTTAAAAAACATATATATGTATGATACGCCCACGTTTTATGTGCTCTTCACAAAAATAGAGGAAAGACATTTGACTTATAAGTGGTAACTTCCAAGGAGAAACCTTGCTGTACTCTCAGAGAAAAGCCACCATCAGGTAATTCCTAATGGTGGCATCCAAGTTTTATGATATGTTTATCGAGAGATAAAGTCATAATTTACATAGACAAAATCCTTGTTCACCGGCATAATACTTATTGCCGTTGATTTGTCCGTTGTCGAAAACAAATAAACTCCGGATTGTTCTGAAACAAGCTCATAGCTCTGCTGCAATGAACGAAGGATTGCGTCCATTTTTGAAATAGGTTCTGTGTCAATGACAGAGTAAAGTGCCCTGTCAAGAGAGAAACTATAGACAATACCTGCTTCCGTTCTCTTATCTGAGTAGACGAGCTGCACACATCCTGCCGACACTTGTTCGCTCATGGTGAAATGGTTCATTCGGGAAGCCATGTAACTTTTCACATCTTCAACGGATGCGCCTTTAATGTGAAATGGCTCAATCCATATTTCGGCGGTTGGTTCCTGGTTCTCGATGTCCTCTACAAGGTCATCACCACCGCATGAGGTGAATACTAAAGGAGTTGCCATCAGCATGAGAAGGATGGCGATTGAAAGATACTTTTTCATTTTCATGTCGTTCTATTTTTGATAATACTTATATGTTGTTTTTATATACATGCATTCACGTCCACGTGTGTATATGTATCAACGTATTTATGTATACATGGCTACACGTACACATTTTCACATAACATCCTTGATGTCTTTTGTTCTGATTTTCTTGACTTTACCATACTTCGACTCATAAGCATCAACACCTTGTTTCATAACGTATTCCATAAAGGAACGGATAGGGAAACCTTCCTTGTGGGCAATGGCTTGAACCTTGACCACAAGTTCAGTTGAACAGATGAAGGAGAAGTGCTGCCATTGGTCTTCTTTGGGAGATGCCTTATTGTTTTTAGGACTTTGGGGAGTATTCTGTTTCTCCTTGGAAGTCACATCTGTCTTGTCATTTTTCTCCTGTGACTGGATGGTAGCATCACCAAGGATATTGCCAACCAAGATGTCCATATTCTTCCGTGCCATAGTTATCATTGATTACGTGAAATTATCTCTTCTGTCAATGCCTGATAGTCCTTTGCTCCATTTGAGTGAGGGTCGTACTCAAAGATGCTTTGACCACTACCTGCCGACTCTGCCAGAGCAATGTTCTCACGAATGCGAGTCTTCATAGTGATAGCCTCGTAACGAGACTTCACGGCTTGCTCTACCACCTTGTTCAATTTACGATGGTTGAATCTTGCAATAAACACGCCACCAAGCCGTAGGTTGGGCTTTACTCTCTGCAGTGTGGAAACGAAGGCATCAAGCATCCTCATACCTTTCAACGGAAGAAGTTCGGGAGTCATAGGTACAATGATTTCATCAGCTGCGAGGAAAGCATTGGTAGTGACTATTCCTAATGATGGAGGACAATCTATGAGAATGTAGTCATAGTTCTGCTTGATTGGTTCAAGCAGTTTGCTTAGCAACTGTTCTCTTGCCAGAAGATTGGTCAAGGCTATTTCTGCACTTGCCATTTCAAGGGATGAAGGAATAAGGTCAAGATTATCTCTGACATGCTTCACTGGCAAGGGTGCGCCATCGACCAAAGAGTCAAAGATGCTTGCGTCAATTTCATTTTCATTGGGGATAAAATACAATGTAAGATTTGCTTGACCATCAAGGTCTATAAGCAGAACTTTTTTTCCCATGCGTGCCATGCAAGCCCCGATAGAGGCTGTGGAAGTCGTCTTTGATACGCCTCCCTTATGATTGGCTAATGTAATAATTCTCAATGACATAATATTTTTCTTTTTGTATATATGTATTAACGTATTCATGTCAACATGTATTCGTGTGTACATGTATTCATATCTACACGTGTACTTGTATCAATGTTTACAAAATTCTGCGTAGATTACGAGTGTCCCTAATGCTCCTCCAGACAACTAAATATGTCAGGAGAAGCGTCAGGATTTGAATGCCCATTTACTCAAAAGTGAAAGTACGGATGTAGAAATATGTCTCATCGTTTTCGTACTCATACTCATTGATAAAGTCCATCATCTGTTCATTGGTTCGTTCACCTTGCTCTATGCCGGTCTTTGAAGTCCATTCCTTTATTGCTTCCTCGATTGTGCCATAAACATCATCACAACATTCCTCAAATGGTTTGCCCGATGCGCTGACACAACATTCTTCAGGAAAGTAATTGCCCTCATCATGTGTGTAATAGACCTCACATCCACATTCGCAACAACGATAAGATATACTCAACTCACCGCCAAGAAGTCTGTCAATCTCAAAGAAGATGTCATTACAGGCATCCCATGCTGTTTCCGTCTCAAAAGAAAGCAGACATACGTCTTCGTCTTCCTCATACTCAGCCCAATAGATATGACCTCTGACGCAGATTTGTTTTGCTTCATAGTCAATACCATAATGCTTTGCAAGGTCACTCAGCCAAATATTCTTGTTATTAACCTCCATGCTTTGAAGGGTGTTCCAAAGGTTGTTGACTGCCTTACGTGTTCCTGTGACCTTGTAGGTCGTTGTTGCTTGATTTGCCATAATCTTGTACTTTATTGATTACCATTCTGTATAATAACTCTGGTCGTTGTTCTCGCATTCCTCATTCCATTCTTCATCGGTGAAGTCGGTATGCAAGCAGTCTTTACTGCAATAGTAGGCTACACCCATATCCACGCAATACCCCTCACGCATCAGTTTGCCACATTCAGAGCATCTTCTGCAAGTTCTGTCAGTGTTCCACCAATAGTCCACAAAAGACTCTGCTACAACGTCTTCGCTTGTGTTCTCATCCCACTTGTCAAGATAGAATGTAGCGAACTTGTTCAACTCCTGCTCATTGAAGAGTTGCTTGTCTGTGCCACTCACTGCCTCAGTCAGTCGGCTCAAAATAGATTGAATTGTTGTCATGCGATATTATTTTTTCTCCCTTTCGTAGATTTCTTCTACTTCTGGGATGGTTAAACAAATTTGTTGCCCTCTAAAGGTGCTTTGGTCAAATGGAGCAAGGTTATGTGGTCAAATACTACCCATAGGTGTGGAGATTTTACCATCATACATAAGTGCCTGACCTTGATCAGATGAAGACAAAGCTATTACCTTTGCAACATCATTTGTTACCACCACAGAAATAGAGAAATACATGCAATGCTATTTCTTTTCAATAAGGAAATCATTTAAGTCATTATAACTTTGGTATCTATATGACTCATCTATGGAAATACCGGGGTAAGCCTTTGCTATTTCCTTTGTTGCTGTTCTGCCAGCTTCATCATTATCAAGAAAACAATGGATAGAGTCATATTCTTTAAGATAGGGCAAAAGCACTCTTACTTCGCCAACACCGTTAAGGACAAAGAAGTCGCATTGTTCTATAACAGTAACACCATTGTCAGGTATTCGAGCATACAGAGTCATGTATGCCAACATATCAAAGAATCCCTCAAAAATACAGCATTGTTTCTGAGGAACTTCCTTCGGATAGATGGCTGAAATACTCTTTTTACCTATACAACGTTTGCTTAGTTTATTTCGAGCTTCCATGCCATTGGCAACATTCATGAAGGCAATAGCATAGTATCGTTTGCCTCGAAAGGAATAATGAACCTCTCTGCAATACTTTTGAGCTATGGTAAAATTTATACGTCTCTGGATTATATAGTCACGAAGTATGGGATGAGTGAGAGGGCTTATCTTGTCAACAACCGTTTCATGGTTGTGGCTTTCCTGATATTCGCTACGTCTACCTTCAAACCATTGACGTTTCTTTTCTTCCTCCAGTATTCTGGCATTATAATCCTCATTGAATTGAAGTTTTTTCTCTTTGATTTGCTTTTCGAGATAGCCTAAGACCTCATGCATCGTCCATGACGGATTAAGTCGCTCTACAAGGTTTATCAGATTGCCACCTCTGCCTGTACCGAAGTCATACCAAAGATTATCCTTGGTATTGACTACGAATGAAGGTGTTTTCTCTATGCGCAATGGTGAACAATAGAACACATTCTTACCCTTAATGGAACCTATTCCATAATTGTTCTCCTTCATCCAATTATAGATACTAACAGACTTTATTTCTTCTATTGTCATGTTCATTATAGATTAAATGCGCCCACGTGTGCGTGCGTGTGCGCGTAGGTGTATATATATACCCTTTAAACTTAAACCTTAAACTTGCCTTGCTTTGCTTGTTTCTGGTTTCTTGAAACACTCTGATTTATAGACATATCCATCTTTCTCTCTAACGATAATGCCTTTACCAGTTAGAAGTTTAAGGAGGTCCTTAATACCATTGATACCTCGCTTGTAACCAGCGGCTTCGTATGCTTGCGAAACGGAGTTGACCAAGTCGTTGTATCGTGTAGGGGAATTTTTCTCAAACACTTTGCTCAAAATCTCCTGATGTATCTCATTGTCAAGGCTGACAAGTGACTTCTCCTGACGCTTCACGACGGTAACAGAAATGCCAGAGTCAAGAACAGGAAGTTTATTGTCATCAATATGAAACGCAAATGTTCTGAACTCCTTATCTCGCATGTGCATTGGTTTAACCTCACTGATGCTGTTGTTCTGCATATTCTTGCTAATAATAAGAACCGTCTCAGCTTTGTTTTCCAATTCAGTACCTATATGACCACGAGGATTATTATCGTTCTTGTTCAAATGAAGGACTGTATGGATGTGTAGATCATATACACTTGTCCAGGCCATTAAGACAGTCATCACATCAGTTGCTTCCTTGCCGTTATTGATGTCATACATGAGGTCTCTCAGACCATCGATGATGACCAAACCTACTTCATCATATTTACGCAAAGCATAATCAATAAGGGCTATTCGCAGCTTGGGAGTATATTCACGCAGTCCCCAGAACATAAGGCGAGGATCATCTTTTTTGAACGATAGTCCAGACAACTTATAAATACGTTCCAGGACTGTGTGACAGTGATATTTACTCTGCTCCGTATCGAAATATAAAATCTTCCGTTTGCCTTCTGGAAGACACGCTCTGTAGTTCAATACCGTAGTGTTGGTAACAGCAGCGGCTACCATGGCAGAGATATTGAAGGTTTTCTTGCTCTTTGCTTTGCCGGTAGATGCACTAAAGTTTCCAAAGGTTGCAATGGTACAATCACCGACGAAAAGAATTTTAGGCGGTATAGTAACTTTGTCTGTTGCTTTGATTTCACCTTTTGAAAGATAGGAATCGAGTTCTTCGTCACTGAAATTGTCCTTGTCAAGCATAGACACTTCAAGCGATTGGTGTTCAAATGAGGTCTTTTGATTGTCAATGCCCATCTTATTAGTTCTTTTTTCCATTCTGCTTATTCTTTTTTATATCTGTTCTAACATCTTTGACAGAAATCGCACATCTGTCAAGAAGTTCTACAAGGCGCGAGTCTGGCAGATTCACGCCGTCAATGCTATTCTTTTTCGTTTTCTTCATAATTAGTGGAATCATTAGATATTGTTTTAGAAGAACCTTTGGTTATTTCAGAGCTTAGCAAGTTGCTCTTTTTAATCCACTCAATCAGTTCCTTCTTTTCAAAGAATATCATCTTGCCACGTGGCTTGAAATGCGGAATCTCACCACTGCATGTGAGTTTGTACAGAAGACTCTGTGAGATGTCAAGGTACTGGCAAACCTCCTTCATATTTAGTATGTCCTTTGTCGTATAAAGAGTTTCCTCAATGGATTTGAGTCGCTCATTGATAACTTCAGGTTCCACAGTTGTCAATTCCTTAACCTGCATTTCCAAGAGCTCAATGCGTTTAGCCAAGAGCTCGTATTCTGTTTTCTTTTTTGCCATCTACATATGGATTTGAAATTAGACATTGAGGGAGCTACCCCCATTATTGAACCGATTCATTTGCAAAGGTAGAGGAGGTTAGTCACTATAAGGAACAATGATGCTATATAGGAATGATTGTTTCGCTATTATATAGTTATGTTCCTTTCATTTGGTAGTCTTTATTGACTGATTTAGCACTTTCTTGCAATTAGCGGTCTTATATCTGATTAGATAGAGTGTGGTGTTATACCAAAACATGGCAGTTTGTACTATTTAGGCGTTTAGACCGCACTTTTTAGAATATTTTCACTAACTTTGCACCATGATTAAGAGAGCAATATTCTATGGAACAAGCCAGGACAAGTTCAATAAGCACTTCACCAGTGATGATGATTGCTTCAAATACTTGTCTGAAATCAAATGGAAAGATGACACTTTTGTATGTACAAGGTGTGGCAATACTCATTATTGCAAAGGTCATCTGCCTTTTTCAAGACGTTGTACAAAATGCAAGCATGACGAAAGTCCGACTGCAGGTACTGTGTTTGATAAATTAAAGTTCTCTCTTAATACAGCTTTTCACATTGCCTTTAATCTATGTACATCAGAAAATGGTGTAACATCAACGGTCTTATCTATAAAATATGGATTAAGACAAAAAACTGCCTGGGATTTCAAACGGAAGATACAACATGCTATGGGCTATGTCGAAGAAAAACCTCTAGAAGGTATGATTCTCGTTGACACCTTTGAGATAGGAGATTCAAAATGTTCACCAAAAGGCGATTTGGTGATTATCGGCATGGAAATCCTTGGTGGAAAGATAGCTGGTCACGAATATGCCTATGTCGTTGACAGTGCATCACCGGACTCTATTAGAGATTTTTTCAAAAAACACATCAGTAGGAATAGCCAAATCATAGTCGGTAAAGAGAGTAGATGCGAGCAATATGCAGATGAATACTCAGATAGTATAGCTACAAGATTAGAATATTCAGCTCTCATGGACAAACATGTATCAAATCTAAAGAAGTGGTTGTTTGGAGTACATCGTCACTGTTCTGCTGAATACATTCAAGACTATCTGAATGAATACTACTTCCGACTTAATGGACATAGGGATAACACTGTATTGTTTGATACACTCATGAATTTAATTGTAAAGAATAAGCCATTGCATTAAATGACACCATTCTTGATCAGCCCGTACATTTCTCGAAATTCAAAAAATCGCATAGACGTTCCTATGCGATTTAACTCATTATATTTTATCACATTATAAATTTAACAAAAAGAAAATGAAACGGTTAACAAAAACGCCCGTTTTCTCTCTTTTTGTGCCCATGTTGCGTAAACTGCGCAAAAAAAACAGAGAATGAATTGCCAAAAGATGAACTTTGGCAACTTTATTGTGCTGCCTACGAGCAGTACCAGTCTGAAATCATCAATGGTGAGAAGTCATATTCTCGCTATGTGAATGATTTCTATTACTACCATCTTCCTGCGATGAATATGAGCGAATCAGATGCAAGGGTTCATATTATGAATGTCTGCGGTCTGAAAGAGCTTCTTGAAAATCGTCGTGATCTCGTTGATGCTTTTTTCTCAAAAGATAAGTTTGAGGAAAAAGATTATCAGCAGATGTTCCATCTGTTTGATTCTGGACAAAGCCTTACTCCAGATGAAGACTGTCTCGCACGATTTTCAGACAAGCAGATTTGCCTCATTACACAGTTTGCAAATGATGTGAGTCTCTTTAAAAATGCTGTGACTGATTCTGACATCAAGGATCTGTTCAAGTGTCAACTCACAAAACCTCTCCAGGCTGGCATTAACAGACACGTAGCATTGTTCTTCGGTGCTCTTCGTTCCTATGGATTATTGCCTTTCCGATGGCAGATGATAATTGAGGAGAACAAACTCATTGCTTCGTCAGCTAATAACGAACCACTACGTGCAAGCCAGTTACGTTGTGGTCTGTCTCAGGCCAAAAATGTGAAGCTTGCAAAGATGAAGTCATCCAACTACAAGATTGAAGATTTGGGATTCGAAACCGTATGTGAGAATTTCGTCAAGAAACTGAAAGAAAGTATGTAAAATGCAAGAAATCCAACCAACAACAAGTAGGAAAGATATATAATGAATATATAACAATCCCTATATAGTTGGCTTATCTACGCATCCAAGTTGTAGGAGTTACCTTTGCATTCGAATCGGTTCGAATACGGAGGTAGCTCCTCTTTTTGAAAACAATAATCATAAGAAATACAGACAATGGACAATAATACAGAATGTCATTTCATTGATAAAACTGTCACATTCGACCAGTTTGTCAACGAACTAGCAACAATGATTGCTTTAAGGATTCATCAGGTTGAAAAAGGCCAGCTTGAAATCAGCCAGACAAAAGCGTTCCAAATGTATGGACGTGCAGACGTTGAAAGATGGATAAAGAGTGGCAAGTTAAAGCCTTCCAGAATATCTCCTGGTAAGAAACGATATAAGCTGACAGATTTGCAGAAACTTGCGAATATTCAACAAAACTATCTCTTGTAAGCGTATAAAAAAAACGAAAAAGCTCAGATGTGACTTTATGCCATATTTGGGCTTTTTCGTTGTTGTCAAGCGTAGAGGGTAGTGATAATCAAACAAGACGCTGATACATCTGTGTTAGTTCCTTGTCAATATTAGTAATCTTGAACTGAACACGGGTGTTGCTGATTTTTTTAGGAAGCATTGTCGTCAATTTATCCATGATTTGATCAACGTTAGAGAAACCAGTATCTTCAATGGCACAAACCATTTTGCCCATAACGTATGCTTCTGCACGAACATTATTGTATTTGGATATTCTCTCAAAAGACTTATCCTCTTTTTCGATGTGCTTGGACTCATTATCTGTAAAGAAGACGAAATCTATAACCTTTTCATTAAGAATCCATACAGGAGTGTAGTCTATCTTGACATAGACTCTAGCCATTCTGTTTATGGAGTGGTTAAGACCGAAATCAACCTCATTCATAGTTGCGCCACATTCATTTTGCGCAATGGTAGCCCAACTATGACGGAACGCATACAATGATGCTCTGAATCCCGGTTCTACTTTCTCCCAAACCTGTTTGATTCCAGTGTTTACATTTGCGCAAAAAGAATCTGATGTTGACAGGCGATCATGAAAATTGAATAGCCATGGAGAATCAGCCTTCTTTGAGAGGTACTTCTCAAAGGTAGGTTTCAAAAAGGGTGGTACACGCACTTCGAAGTAACCACGGTCTGAACGTGCAGAACGTGTCTTCTGACGCTCATAGTGGAAGATGCCATTATTATACTGATCCTTCTTAGCATTTAAGATGTCCACGGCATTAAGACCACACATGCAGAAGGAAATCAATGCGACATCCTGTCCAACCTCCATCAACGGGTTGGTGAAACGGCTTCTATCCGGTACGACATTAAAGAATGCACGCAACTTGCTCGCTGGGATAGCACGTTTCTCAGGAACATCACTGCGAGGAATCTTCACTTTACTCCATGGATTATTAAGTTTGCTCAAACCTCGCTCCTCATCATTAAACTCCATGATAGCAGCTTTATATATCTCTCTAATGCATACAGGATATTGCTCTTTACTACGAGTAGTAGTTTGTGATAATGTCTCAATCCACCTATTAAGAAAAGCAGATGTTAGACGAGAGAACATAAGATTGTCCGTTCGGGCGAACTTTTCCAGATGCTGCAGGGCCCATTTATAGTTACGAGAGGTACGTTCCTGACCACGTTTTATCATCTTATCAATGTGCAATCTTGCATAATCCGAGAAGGATATGTCTTTCTCGTACTCTAATACGAACTCCAAGACTTCTTTTGCAGACCATTTAGAAGTATCTACTTGGTTTAGCTTATTATAGCATTCCTCAATCAAGATAGAGGTTTGTTGGATGACAAATGGATCTATTATGTCTTTTTTGTCATCAGATAGTCCCTTTTCATTGACCATCCATGAAGTTCTCATGTAAGAGAACTGTCTGTTGTGAGTAAATCGGATATACACTTTGTACATTCCGTTTCTCATCTTTGTTTTTACAATTGCTTTTAATGTTGCCATTTTGAAAGTGTTATTTGAAAATTAGTATTTACGTTTATTGCTATAGTTGAAAATGCCCTTATTTTTTGGGAAACACGGCATTGTTTTTGGGAAACAACGTGGATTTTTTAGGAAACATTCGTTGTTTTTTAGGTACCGGTTCATATGCTTTGGGAAACACATAAAGTGAAATTGGGAAACATTTCACCCATTTTTGGCATCTTGTTCTGCTTGGAGAACGCGCAGAATAAACACAAAAAAATTAAAGGCAAGTACCTGAATCCCAGATACTTGCCTTTTATAATACTAATTTTCAGCACTTTCGTCTTATTCTTCGACGGCGGCCTGCGCAGCAGCAAAAATTATCAATTTAGACGGCAGTTGTGCAAATTTGTACAACTATCAGTCAGTCATCATTTTTCTTGTTCAACAGGTGGCTCTACTATTGTTTGCGTCTATTTGTCGAAGTAATACCCCTCATCGTCCTTGATAAAACGCCTATTAAGGGCAAAATAGATAGGCTACAATCAACGCAAACAGGCAAAGCAATACTTTTATCGTCTGCGAGATTAGAAACCGTGAGAATGGCTTATTTGAACCCATATTTATTTAATACCCCTTTGAGAAATGGTTTAAGAAAGACAAAAAGACCTATTCCGACAAGGAAGCCGAAATTCATAAGCGTTCTGCCCAGACGAATAGTAAAGAGCTGCTCAATTCCAGCCATCAGGAATGACACTCCAACCATACACACGATGAAAAGCGCAATCAGCGCAGAATAATAGATAATTGTTTTCATTTTCCTATTCTTTTGAGATTCTATCTCGGTTCGTAATGCTCCAGTGTACTTTCTCCGCTTGGGGAATGTTCTTCGTTTGATGTGCAGCCACATTTGCCCAGCACAAACAAAAGTCCAACCAATAGTGCAGACACTATTACCTCATACACTGCTTTTGATATCTTAGAGAAAGACAAACGCCAGCCCTCTTCTACCGCTTCGACTATGCAATTGGCAATGATGGCTATGAACAACAGCGTTACAATGGAAGCAATTATCATTTACTTCACCTCCATCATTTTTTCATAGACCTTAATCAGTCGTTCTTTCTCTGCAAGCAACTCTTCGAGATATTTTATCCTTTCTTTGAGCAAGGAAATTTCTGCCTGTCCATCATTTCGGGTAATATTCCCGATACCGACAGCCTGACTATTGTTGTTTGCAGTCACACTCATGCCCGAATTATCCTCAAAAAAATAATTGATAGGCACATTGAACTCACTACATAGCTTCTTAAGGATAGCTGTATTAACGTCTTCCTTCTCCACCATTTCGTAAACGGCTTGTTTGGTTTTCCCGAGCCGTTTTGCTAAGTCGGCAAGGGTAAGTTTTTCTTTACTTGCCAACTCTTTGATTTTCAATCCGATATACATTTGGTCAAAAAATACTTGAAAAATAAATCAATTTTTTCTTGTCTGTTAGAAAGGAATTACTTACCTTTGCAGCATAAAGTTAAACATTTATCATTAAATAAACGAAGATATGGCTAAAAAAAAGACAATTACAAGCGAATTAGAGCCGATGCAGGTTGGTGAGAAAAAGGATTTTCCTGCCGTCATGTGTACCACGGTCAAGAGTATGGCATCCACTCTCGGCTTCAAATGGGACAGGGTTTATAAGTGCGCAAGCGACCGTGAGAAGAGAATTGTAACCGTAACAAGAATTAAATAACAACAACATGAAAAAGTACATCATCATCGCATTTGCAGCTGCCACAATGGCAGCATGTAACACACAGCCACAGGCAACACCGACATCGGTAGAAGAAGTTTCTTGGGCAGCATTCTGCGCTGCCCGTGGTCACAACCTAAACGACAACAGCTCTGAGACCATAAACGAGTATCTGGACACTTGGTGCGGTTCTGTAGCAGAAGAACAGGCGTTTATTAAGGCAGGTATTGAACTTAACTAATCATTATTATGAAGACAACACTTAAAGATTTGCTACACAGCATAAATGTGCTTGAAGAAGATGTAGATGTAATCGTAGATGGCCTCGACGCCATCGCAGTATGCCCACCTGTAAAAATCACCCCAGAGGGGGTGAAGAAATTTGAAAAAACGCTCAACATAGAATGTGACAGTTGTCTTGTTGGCGGAAACAGTAGTAAAGAAGAGTGTGAAGAAGCTTGGGAGTTTCTGGCATCACTCGCAGGTTATTGCGAGTGTGAAAACTACGACAAGTGGTTTGATGGAGAAACCTCAAAAGTGATATAATGAGAACTAACACAAACCCCACCTGTGCGAAATGCCCTCACGCTTCAAATCTGTTGAACGGCAGATATTGCAACCTGTTGAAAACAAGCGTTGAATACGCAAAAGCACCTATATGTATGGCGAACAATTCTAAGTAAAGAAATTATGGATATAATTAAGAAACAACTCAGGAAGTCAATAGACCGCATCGGAGAAAACCTTGATAAAATAATGTCAGTAGGTCAGTTCGTGATTGGCTGCATCATGTTCGCCTGTGTGCTGACAGGCGTAGTCGCCCACTCTATTATGGGCAATATCACATCACCTGTCGGCTACATTGTGGCTTTCGTGTTTGTCTATCTCGTATGGCAGATGCTCCGTATTTCATACAAGGAAATGAGTGACGAATTTAAGAAGTAATACTTACCGCTATGTTAACGCTCGATTTTTCAGACAAATCAGTGCCCTATGAAACTTTTGTCAGGGACGTTGCGGCATCCGTGGTCCACCTGCTTAACGAAGCCAACAAGGACGCTGAAACAATCAGCCAGCGTAAGGCATATAAGATATTCGGGCGCGGCAATGTGGATCGTTGGAGAAAACAAGGAAAAGTAAATCCCTGCAAACGCCCAGGCAAAGTAGAGTACCGCACGGCAGAGCTGCGGCTTCTCCAGCGAACACAACAAGATTATTTCACCAAATAGCATTACACAATGGACTACGCAATATACAAAACCAATGACGGCATGCATCCTCGCATCATTCACCGTTTCTATCAGGTTGAATGTAACCGACAAGCCAAAAAAGCAGCTCAGACAAAGCTGAACGAAATGTGGTTGCACATACTTGACCGCCCCGAACTCTACCGCAATGCCAATGGTAATAAGAACGATTTTTCTTATGACCACCCGACAAGCACCAACACTAAAGAACGCATACGCTTCTACATAGCTAAAATGTAGATGGTATCTGGAAGAGTAGCTCAACGGCAGAGCCATAAGACAGCCACACAAGTGGTAGCGTCCCAACGATACAGGTTCAATTCCTGTCTCTTCCACTAAGACAAATGTATAACCATAACAACTTTAAGAAAATGAGAAAAATTGAAATCGAAATTCCTGATGGCAAGAAAGCCGAATGGGTAGACGGAGTGCTGACACTCGTAGACGAACAGGTAAAGGACAACCGCCAGGTAACTGAGCGTATAAAGACATTCCAAGATGCCTTGGACGAACTCGGAGCAGAACATCCTTTGGTCGAACAGTATGTACAGATAGAAGGAGCATACAGGGGAGAAGAGAATGTGACAGATATTGTCGCATACCTCAAACTCCGCATCATCATCGCCGCTCTGAACGAGGGCTGGGAGCCACAATTTACAACGAACGAATATAGGTACTTCCCTTATTTCGTTCTCTATAGCCAAGAGGAGATTGACGAAATGGACGAGGAACAGAAGCATCGTGTGGTGTATCGGTCGTACAGCTATGCGTATGCGGGTGGCGGTGTGTCGTGTGCGTATGCGGGTTACGGCTCATCGGTTGCGAGTGCGGGCTTTGGGTCTCGGCTTGCCTTCAAGACACGCGAACTTGCGAAATACGCAGGCGAACAGTTCATCGAGATTTGGGCAGATTATGTTTTCAAAGCACAATAAATAAAGATGAAAGCAATCCAATTAAAATCGCTCACCCTCCGCAACTGGCGTGGTGAGAAAGAAAGAACAACGCTGTTCAACCTGAACGGAAACGTCACTCGCATCTGCGGTCGCAATGGTCTTGGCAAGTCTCGCCACATGGATGCCTTCTCGTGGCTTCTGTTCGGCAAGGACAGCAAAGACCGCAAGGACTACAACCTGCGCACGGTTGACGAGAATGGCAATGCCTTGCAGCGTTGCGAGTGTTCAGTAGAGGGAACTCTGCTCGTTGATGGTGTTGAGATAACCATCAAGCGTGAGTACAAGGAGAAGTGGACAAGGCCACGAGGACAGGCAGAAGAGGTGTTTGGTGGCAACGTAACGGAATGTACATGGAACGGTGTTCCTGTGCGTGTTGGCGACTACAAGGAGCGCATCAACAAGGAAATCATTGACGAGAGTCTTTTCAAGATGCTCACCAACACAGAATACTTCCTGTCGCTCAAACCTGACGTGCAGCGTGAAGCCCTGCTTGCCATCGCTGGTGTGAAGAGTGATGCCGAAATCGCTGCATCTAACGAGGACTTTGTGGCACTCCTTGATACATTGAGCGGAAAATCCCTGTCCGACTACCGCAAGCAGGTTGCAGCAGAGAAGAAACGCTTAAAGGCACAGGCTTCGGAAATACAGCCTCGCATTGACCAGACCGAGAAAATGAAGCCAGAAGCGGACGACTGGGATATGCTGCAAGGTATGTTGGACGAAAAGAAGAACGAACTTGAAGAGGTTGCAGAACTCCTGAACTCGGCTGATGCTCGCAAGCAGTCTGCACTTGACAAGAAAGCAGCTCTCAATCGTGAGAAGAAGAGCCTTGAACAGCAACAGCAGGACATCATCAATGATGAGCGCAAGCGTTTACAGGCAGAAGCCGACAAGCAGAACGAGAAGCGAACCTCTATTGAAAAGGAGTTGAAAAACATTCACTCTGAGCGTTCGGATTGCAATATAGACATCTCACGCACACAGAAGCGCATTGATTACCTCAATCAGGAAATCAACAACATCACAGACGAACTCGCAAAGCTGCGCTCTGAATGGTCGGCAATCCGTGCTACACAATACACAGGCTCTGACATCTGCCCACACTGCGGACAGCGTTTGCCAGAAGATATGTTGCAAGATGCTCGCAACAAGTTCGAGGAGTACAAGGCAAAGCAGCTCTCCGACAATCAAAGCAAGGGCAAATCACTGGCTTCTCAGCTCGCGTCTTACAAAGAAGAGCTTGCTTCACGCAAGGAAGAGCTTGACAAGCTCAACCAGAAGCTAACATCTATTGATGAGTGCATCAGTGGTCTGTACGCACAACTGAACACCGTTCCAAAGGTCGTGGCTTCTGAACCTATTGCAGACAAGATTCCTGCTTATGTAGAGGCAAAGAAACGCCTTGAAGCAATAGCACAGGAAGCTGAGGGCGTTGTGACTATACAAACGGACGAGTCTCTTCTGGAGCGCCAAAAGATGGTGCAGACTGCAATCAAGAACATCGAAGCCACACTCAACAACCGCACGGCAATAGCCAAGGCAGACAAGGAGATTGCACGGCTGGAAGCAGAGGGTCGTGACCTTGCTCAGAAGATTGCCGACATTGAGAAGCGTGAATACGTTGCAGCACAATTCTCTCGTGCAAGAATAGAGGACTGCGAGAGCCGACTGAACTCCTTATTCGGCATGGTAAAGTGGAAGCTCTTCGACACAACGCTTGAGGGCAACGAGTTTGAAACGTGCATTCCGATGATTGATGGCATTGCCTATGGCACTTGCAACACTGCAAAGCAGATAAACGCAGGTATAGACATCACAAGCACGCTGGCAAAGCATTACGAGGTGTATGCGCCTATGTTCATTGACCGTGCTGAAAGCGTGAACACATTCATCGCATCTAACGCACAGATGATATTCTTGCAAGTAACTAATGACACCCAATTAACAATCAAATAACAATTTAACAACAAAAGAATTATGGGAAACGAAAAACAACTCACACCTGTTGCACAGCAGCAGAACACAATGCCTGTTGGTATTGACTTCTTCAACCCTGCGGTTTACGAGCAGCTTACCAAACTCGCAAGCTCCAGCCTCATTCCTGACACATACCGCATTGGTGCAATAGTCGGTGGCAAGACTGGCGAGGGACCGAAGAAAACCGTATCAGAAGCGGAAGCTGTTGCTAACTGCATGATTGCTTTCGATGTCGCAAAGCGCATCGGTGCTGCTCCTCTGATGGTTATGCAGAACCTCTACATCGTGTATGGTCGTCCGTCATGGTCTTCTAAGTTCTTGATTGCAACCATCAACACCTGTGGTCGCTTTGAGCCTTTGAAGTTTGAAATGACAAAGGACGGCGTGTGCAACAATGGCGTTCAGAATGTGAAGTGTGTCGCATGGACTACTCCGAGGGGCATTACACGAGAGGCTGACGGCACTCCTGTTACATCGAAATCGCCAAGCGCACTGCGTGGCACTGCCGTTACAATCCAGATGGCGGTAGATGAGGGCTGGTACAACAAGAACGGATCTAAGTGGCGCACAATGCCTGAACAGATGCTGCGCTACCGTGCTGCCTCGTTCTGGTGTTCAGTATACGCACCTGAGCTGTCAATGGGTATGCGTACTGTTGAGGAGAATGTGGAAGATGCCGAGTATGTAGATGTTTCCGAAAAGGTGGAGCAAGAAATAAGCACACTCGGCAACAAAAAGACCATCAGCTTTGACGAGGGTTCGCCTGATGGCGACAAAACATCAATGACAACCGTTGATACCGCCACAGGTGAGATAATCAGTTCTGCTAATGCGGCTAATGCTGGTAATGACTCTGGTGTCGCTACTGCCGCAGACAGCGCATCTGCAGGTGGCAACAATTCAGACGAAGGTCCCGGCTATTAAAGCACCTGCGCTATGATACTTCGTGTATTAGGTTCTTCGTCAAGTGGCAACTGCTACCTACTCCAGTCGTTTCCGACTGGAGAGGTACTTGTCATTGAAGCTGGTGTAAGGTTCGACAAGGTTAAGCAAGCTCTTGACTACAATGTGCGAAGCGTTGTCGGCTGCATCGTTAGCCACGAACATGGCGACCATGCACGATGCGTGAAAGATTTCATCAAGCCAAGTATCTGCATACCCTGTTATATGAGCGCAGGCACAAAAGAAACACTCGGCTTTTCCGATTACCATTGGGTTAAAGCGATGTATGAGTTTCAGAAAGTTCAGATAGGTTCATTTATGGTGCTGCCGTTCCCGACACAGCATGATGCAAAAGAGCCTTTCGGCTTCCTCATCAAACATCAGGAGTGTGGCACGGTGCTTTTCGCAACTGACACATATTTCTTGCAGTACAACTTTGACGGCATTAATAATGTCATGTTGGAGTGCAACTACGATAAAGCGATACTTGATGCTAACCTCGAAGCTGGGCGCATAGACCAACGTAGATACGACCGCACGATGCAATCTCACATGTCCTTTGCCAACTGCGTTCGCACGCTGCAAGCAAACGACCTCTCGCAAGTCTGCAACATCGTGCTGCTACATCTATCGGACGGCAACAGCAATGAGCGTGAATTTGTTCAGGGCATTCAAGCTCTCTATCCAGAGATAGAAGTGACAGCAGCCAAAAGCGGACTTTCATTAGCATTCAACAAACAACCCTATTAAATTTCAACAACAATGACAAAGACAGAAATCGTTGAGCATATCATCGCCAACACAACTTTCAGCCGTTCACAGGCTCAGACAGCAGTAGATTGCGTTATCAACGCTATTAGTGATTCACTAACAAAGGGAGAAAGCGTGTACCTCCGTGGATTTGCAACCATCAAGGCGCACACTACCAAGGAGCGCAAGGCTCGCAACATCAACAAGGGCACGGCAATGACTATCCCTGCCCAGCGCACCGTGAAAATCCTACTCAGTAAGCAACTCAAAAACCGCATGAACAATGGAAAAGAACTTTAAGACATACATCGGCACTAAGACCGTTAAAGCTTTGCCTATGACCTATCATGAGGCAGGACAGAAAGGTCTTATTCGTGAATACAAGAAAGATGCAGAAGAGCAAGATGGATATTGCGTCCAGTATGCAGATGGTTACGAAAGTTGGTCTCCGGCAAAACCATTCGAGGCTTCCTATAATGTTGCCGAAACTTACATTGACCGCATGAAGTTGGAACTCAAAGAACTAAATGAGAAGATATGCAAAGCTACAAAAGCAATGTACACCATCGGAATGTTAGATGACAACGAGCGTTCTTCACTTGATGTACAAGTTAGGGCTATGAGAGATTATGCTGGTGCGCTGATGTATCGTATCAACATGGCAGAGCGGGGAAAAGGTATTTGCTATGGCATAAAACCAGAAGGGGAGAAACAATGAGAAGCAGAACATCTACATGGTTTGAAACCAAAGTCCGCTATGAGAAAATCATGGAGGACGGCTTGCAGAAGAAAGTAGTCGAAACAAATGTTGTCGATGCCATGTCGTTCACAGAGGCAGAGAAACGAACCAATGACGAAGTGGGAGCTTTCATCAGTGGTGAATTCAGCATAATTGCCGAAAAGATTGCATCATATAGAGAAGTGTTTTTCAGCGACAATGAATGTGACGATAAGTGGTACAAAGCAAAGCTTCAGTTTATAACCCTTGACGAGAAGACTGGCAGAGAAAAGCGTTCAACGGTTTATTACCTTGTTCAGGCGCACAATATCGACAATGCCAAAAAGTACATCAAGGAGTTCATGGACGGAACAATGACCGACTACGAAATCATGGCAATCTCCGACACACCGATTATGGATGTGTATGAGTACGAACAGAAAGAAGATGGCAATGACACTTCAGGAACTGATTAAGGCGGCCCAACAGAACAAACCGCACCGCAAGCGACCATCTGACGAGGAGCACCGCATACAATGTTCTTGCGTTCGCTGGTTCAACCTACAATACCCATCACTAAAGGGGCGGCTATTTGCCGTCCCAAATGGTGGCAAACGTGACGAGGTAACAGCAGCAAAGCTGATAGCCGAGGGTGTTGTAGCTGGCGTAGCAGACCTCATTCTTCTGAAAAGCAATAGCCAGTACGGTGCATTGCTAATCGAAATGAAGACACCGAAAGGTAGGCAGTCAGAGTCACAGAAGAAATGGCAACTTAATATTTGCTCAAAAGACGAATACAAATATGTGGTGTGTCGCTCGATTGATGACTTTATGCACGAGGTAAAGGATTATTTGAGAAATAGTAACTAATTGTCGAATATGGCACGAACTTCAAAGCGAGGTCTTGAATACTTCCCAATGGATATAGATATATTCAGCGACCTCAAAATAAGGAAATTAATCAAATATCAAGGTGGGAAAGCCATAACGATATATGCTCTTCTGCTCTGTAATATCTACAAACAGGGGTATTACATGGAGTGGGACAAAGAGTTGCCTTTCATTTGCTCGGAGCTTACGGGGTTTGACGAGGCGTATATATCGGAGGTCATCAAAACCTGCCTGACATTGGGGTTGTTTTCAAGCGAACTCTACGAAACGAGGGGCGTGCTTACATCACGAGGCATACAGGAACGCTACGAACGGATATGCACACAATGCCGGAGAGCTTGTCGCATCGTTGAATATAACTTGCTGTTGCCAGATGAAGACCAACAATCCCATATAGACAGACAACCACCAGTAGTGGCAGAGCCTCAACAGACACAGCAGTCACTTGGGACTCTTGACAAGGAAATCGAAATGTTGAAAAATGAAACGGTCTGGCTTGACCAGTTGCAGGTGCTTCACTGCATGAACGTGGACACACTGCGTGGTATGCTTGACGAGTTCAAGGTGCAATGTGCAGCCGATGGCAAGGAACGGCACAACTCGCTGCAAGATGCAAAACAGCATTTCAACTCATGGCTAAGGATAGTAAGAACTAATAAATCAAAGAAAGATGATACACCTCAACGCAACGGACGAGATAAACGTAGAGCAGCTTTTCTCGCTCCTGATGGAAAAAAAGACTACGGTGGAACGTTTTAGGCTTCCATACACTGACAAACAGGTGTTTGCCATGTTGCAAGCATCTGTTAGGGCGGAAGTGGAACATAGGCACAGGGAGTTTAAGCCTACAAACGAACTGAACAACCACTTGCAGGACATTGCAAACTGGCTCACAGGGCAAGATAGCACGTTCGGTCTCTTCCTCTGTGGTGGCGCAGGTAACGGCAAGACAACAATCATGCGTGCAATAAAGAACCTGATTTTTATGCTCCGCTCAAACGAGGGTTATTCTTCGGACAACGGTTCTTTCCCGAAAAAGGGTATTCTCATGACTACGGAAAAAGAGCTTGTCCGTCTGGCTAAGGCATACAACAATCCCACTCGTGACAATGGTGGCGATGTGGCGCAATACAGGAATATGCGCAATATAGAAATACTCTGCATTGACGACCTCGGTACGGAGGGGCGAGAATCCATGCACTATGGCGACTTGGTTACGGCTGCTGTTGATGTCATTTCGTATAGGTACGATGAGCAGTTCTGCACGCTCGTCACATCAAACCTCACACCAAAGGAGATTGCAGAGCATTATGATGAACGCATCGCTGACCGCTTCCGTGAAATGATGCACATCGTGAATTTTGGAACAGAAAATAGTTACAGGAAATTATAAAACATACATTATGAATACCGATTACGCATATTGCTCGGGCATTACCTGCCCTATCAGAAAAGAGTGCAAACGATACTTGCCCGACCCTCCCGACATTCCGCTGTGGTGGATAAACCCAGCCTATAAGGGAGACAGCAAGCAGTGTCCTAACTTCGTAAAGTGTAACAAAACCACAAAAGATTAAGGCTAATGGAAAAAGATAATAAGTGTTCTAATAATATGCGGTGCAACAAATGTAAGTTCTATGTAAAATCAAAGCTGTTCGGCAATTATTGCAGCTGCAATGCGCAAAAAAAGCCGTGCGAGTTGGAACGAAAACAGAAGTATCACCTGAAACGTAAACGTAAATATATCAAAAGGCATGAAAAAATACAATATCGGTACGGTCAAATTGACCATGGAAAATAACGGTTTCCCGAAAGGGTTTGCCCTAAAGCGTGAACCTTCCGTAAAAGAAGCGATGCACATCCTCCAAAGCATACTCGGTTTTGCAAACGATGATTACAAAGATTGGTTTGACGATGAGATAGAGCGTCAGGATTACCGTAAACAATGTCGGTTCATTTTGACCGAGTTTCTGAAAGGGGATTGCGACTGGGATTGTTTATGCAATGAAACGCAATGCTACGATGATGACAAAACGGGATTTCCGTGGGCATCTGCATTTCCATTAGTAGTTTATTTGAAACATAAAGGGATAATCGAATGAAATACAACTTAGAACTTCGCTATTGGGGCAATTTCGCCAAGAAAAGGTTTTAAGTGCAATGAGTATTTTATTAACAAAAAAACAATATGACCCCAAAACAATTCTTCGACAAGGTATCAGCCCTCCGCAAGTATCAGAAAGAATACTTTGCGACACGAGACAAAGATGTTCTTCGCCAGTCTATCGCCATCGAAAAGGAGATTGACAGCGAAAAGGAGATTGACAGCGAGATTGAACGAGTGAACAACCTGTTAAAGCAAAGCCCGAATGACAACAGCCAGCAGAACAAATAAGCACCGCATGCCACCTGCACATAAGCATACAGATGCGCTTGACGATGCAATCGCAAGGGTCAAGATTCAAGAGCCTCGGCTTTACCCTATCAGGTTAAACAAGACAACGATAACATATATAATGAACAAAAAGCCAAAAGTACATAAGAAATGAACTCAACCGTATTAACAGAAATCATCGCGTTCCTCATCGGGCGCAAGTATTATGCCAACATCGTGGCTACACGAGGCACAGCAAAGCAGGAACTCTGCTCCTACATCTTCGCCTCAAAGCAGAAAGCAGACGAGCATCGACAACAGCTTGAAACAACACTGTCTTTCCAATTCGTGGAAACAATATCGTTCCGCTCTCGCCACAACTACATCAATGCAGGACAAGTTAAACCTGCGCAGTAACTAAATCATTGTAATTTTGAACTATGATTATCAGTAAAATTATAAAGTGGGTCAAGTCTATGCGCTACTATGTCATAGCCGACCCTGCCGACAATTCGGTTACGCTATCTAAACGCCTCTTTGAGCATATCCGTAAGAATGCCAAAGAGGACACTGCGCCATGTGTGTTTGTCTTCAAACTGCAAGGAACACACACCTATGCTTTTACGCTCAATCCTGCACTGGAGAAGCCCACACAGCTATGCGACATCCAGTATAACGGCAAATACCGCTGCATCGGCTTTGAGACACTCTGTCCATCTGTCGGGCGCATCTTCTACGACTACGGGTTGCCGAGCAATAAGCGCATCAAACTCTCGGTGTCGATACATAAGACACAAGACGATGTAATATATTTCCAACTCTGTAAGCCAAATGCAAAGCATTTTAGGAAACACTCGTAAGATGGACATCGTTTTCCATCGCTCTGGGCGTATCGACATTGCTGCCCACGTTGCAAAGATACTCTCTTTGCAACGTGGGGATGTAATAGACATACTGACGAGTGACTGCGAAGCGTTCCTCTACGTTCGCCACCGCTCTCCAACGATTGGTCGGCATGAGGGTATGGTTTACCCATCAAACAAAAAGGGCAACCATTTCCGAACATCATCAAAATTTCTGTGTCGGTATATGCTCTGCAGGTGTGGAGGAAACGAGTCTGTTTCGCTCCATGTCGGCAAAGCTATCAAGGATAACTACAAGGGCGTATTGCTGCTATCATATTAAGGCGTTGCTTGTAACTATAATAAATAAAGACAATGAACAAGGAAATCAAGTACAACGGCTACACTGCATCACCATCGGACTACGAATGTCCAGATGGTGATTTGTCAGTTGCTATCAATTTTGTGCCAGAGGACGGTGCTGTAAAGCCTGTTTTCCCTCCAGTGGTAGATAAAGAAGCGACAGGATTCACAGGAACGTGTGTGTACATACACAAGAACTCTGGCTACACGCATTACATTGTGCGAGAAGGTGACGCTTTCAGTTGGTTCGACAAAGAGACAAAGAAAACAACTTCCATTGGCAGCGTAACTAATTACATCAAAGTAACCTCTATTGGAAATACATTGATATTCCTCACAGAGAATGGCATGGTTTACTACCTGTGGAAAGGCGGCTCCACAGGCTACCTGTATCTTGGCTCGCATATTCCAGAATGTCCGCTGTCATTTGGTTTGCAGGGAGAATTAGTCCGCACAGACGAGTTCTCTATCAGTTTCAACGGCATCAGCGAGGGCGACATTTGGAAAGAGTTTTCTGACGACAACAAGACTAAGATAACAGACCAAGTATTGGCCAAGGTCAATAAGTTCATCGCAGAGGAGAGCACCAATAAGGGACGGTTCATCTATCCGTTCTTTGTCCGTTATGCCTATCGCCTGTATGACGGCACACTGACTATGCACTCCGCACCCATTCTAATGATTGCATCTTCCGACCTCTCACCACAGGTTTTTTGGAACCATATCAAGGGTAAGGGGTCTTACAAAGATGCTACGATGCGTGTTGTCGGCATGGTGCATAAGTTGGATTATGCGGTTATTGAACAGTCCTACATAGACAATCTCTCCAATTGGAAAGACATTGTGCGCTCCGTTGATATTTTTTGTTCTAAGCCTATCTACACCTACGACCAGAACGGAAAGTGTGAACGGTTTGCACAATCATCCGACATTGACTCTTATTGTGTGTGCAAGCATACTAATCAAGCAGCATCTACCACTACATATCCATTGCGCTATCAAAAGCATACGTTCAACAAACTTTATGCGTTCACTTTCGACCCTACAAACCTCACTTATCCTGCCGGGCGTTTGATTTTGCCGCGTAGGTCGGTTGATGCTGTTAAGGAGGACATCAAATCTACATCGCAGTTTTACCTGCTCGAAAGCATAAAGATTGAGGCACTCACCACCACACGCACATTGCTCAACATCGAAGAGGATTATCTTCAGTCATTGGTAACTCGCGAGGTTATGACTGACGATTATGACAGCCACGACACGCTCATTCCTCGCTATGCGTTTGCCTACAACTCACGCCTCAACATTGCGAACATGAAGAAAATGTTGTTTGCTGGCTACAATGCGGCATCTGTATTTTGTTATACAGATGGATATGTCGGCAATTGGAATGATGACTACATTACCCCTACAGACTTTGACGACAAAGCTGCCTATTCTGTATACATTTACATCAAGCAGGACGGCAGGGATATTATTGTAAGAGGGGATGCATATCAAATGGGCAACTATGATGCTCCAATGCTGTTCATATTCTATCCGAATGTCAATGCTTACAAGGCTGTTATTGTTAAGTGGTTCGTTTTTGGTATGCCATACGAGGTGCGACTTGAACAGCATGATTTCCTTAACGGTGCTTTCTATTTCGGTGGTTGGGAAAATCCTTCCTCCGGCGGTAATTTACCGTCTGCAAGCAGTAATGCAGACCGAACAATAGAATTGCCCAACAAAATTTACACATCAGAGGTTAATAACCCATTTGTGTTCCCAGTTCTTGGAATAAACACCGTTGGCGCAGGAGAAATAAAGGGTATATGTTCGGCTGCGAAAGCTCTTTCAGAAGGTCAGTTCGGACAATTCCCTTTGTATGCGTTCACGACAGAAGGTGTTTGGGCGTTGGAGGTCAGCAGTACAGGTTCCTACTCGGCTCGCCAGCCTATCACTCGTGATGTCTGCATAAACCCTGACAGCATAACACAGCTTGATTCGTCCGTGCTTTTTGCTACCGACAGGGGCATCATGCTCATATCTGGTTCGCAAACACAATGTATCTCAGATGTGATAAGCACGGAGTTTCCTTTCAATGCGCTGGATCTGCCTAAGTTCGACAAGCTACACGATATGCTCGGACATGACCCGATAACCGACAAGTGTCTGCCTACGATGCCATTTACAGAGTTCTTGACCAAGTGCCGTATGATTTACGATTATGTGCATCAGCGTGTCATTGTGTACGCTCCTGAAATAACGTATGCCTACGTTTACTCCATGAAGTCTAAGCAGTGGGGCATGACATTCTCAAATATCGCTTCGCATCTGAACTCTTATCCAGAGGCTCTTGCGATAGACAATGAGAAACGCATTGTCAATTTTTCAAAGACTGATGCATCTACAGTAAAGGGCTTGCTGCTCTCACGTCCTCTCAAACTGGATATGCCCGATATTCACAAGACTATTGACACAATTATTCAGCGAGGACATTTCCACAATGGCAATGTGCAGTCGGTTCTGTACGGTTCTCGTGACCTATACAACTGGCATTTGGTGTGGTCAAGTCAAGACCACTTCTTGCGTGGCTTCCGTGGCACACCGTACAAATACTTCCGCATAGCGTGTGTGACATCGTTGTCGGAAGATGAAAACATCTTCGGTGCGTCAATCAACTTTACAGAACGCTTGGCTAATCAACTGCGATAAAGATATATATTAGGTTTAGTTTTTAGGTAGGTTGTTTTGGATAACAAAGAAAGAGCCGGGGCGTGTGATACGTCTCGGCTCTCAATCTTAAAATGGTTTCAGCTTGCGCCTAACCTTTCCACGTCTGGCGACAAGCGATGTCTTAATCTTCGTTTTCAGGCTCTCCAGCTTCTCCTCCCAATTTCGTTGGCTGCTCGTATTTGTGATGCTCATCCAGTCTGCAAGCACCCTGCACACAAGATATTCGTGAATGAGGTCTTTCAGTAACCGAACCGTTGTCATAGAGAAACACTTCGGCAGCGAGAGTATGATGTCATACGATTCAGGCTCCGTAAGTATGTCATTGAGCGCACAGCCATCGCTTTCCACCTCGTTCTTTGTGTACGGGAAGAGCATTTCGACACATTCCGAGTGAGCAAGATTAAGGACTCGTGTCACTCTGTCCACATTGCCGTCCTGAACAATGTCAAACACTTGGTGTCTGGCATGCTCCACTTCGGCTTTCATGATGTCGCCCTCAACGTAAGAATAGTTAGCTGCATCGTAGAGTAACTCCTCACGCTTAAAGGACAATATCGCGATTGTTCTGATTTCTTTCTCTGGGCAACTCATAGCAACAGGCTTAGTCGGTGTATGTCGGGCGTGTCGGGCGTGCACGCTTATACAGCGCACGCTTCACGTTTTCAAGGCTAACACTTGCGTGGGAAATGTAGTCCTGCGCATCTTCCTTGTTGGTGATGCTGAACCAGTCGCCCAAAGCCATATCTACAAGGTATGAGTGAATACCGTTGCCGAGGGCATCTGACGAAGAGTTGTTGTAGTTGCTCGGCAACTTAAAGGCAAGTTCCAGCACACCATCATCATCAATCTCTTTCTGAATAAGGTTGTTGCTGGTGCTTCTGTCCTCGCTCAGATACTCTCCAAGCAAACTCTTCAGTGCGGAGAAAGCGTTGGCAAGAGAACGCCTGATTTGGTAGCTGTTCTCAATGTCGTCACTCGCCTGCATGTTCGATGCAGCCTCGTAAGTCTTCTTTCCCTCTGCCTCTCGTGCCTGACCTGTAAGGTAAGCCTTGTTCTGAATGTCAAACACAAGCTCCTTCACCTGCTGGGTGACGGTCAATGTCTTTTTGTTTTCTGCCATAGTCGTTAAAAATTAAAAGATATTATACTTCGGTCTCTCTGGGCGCTTCTTGAAGAACGCCTTACGCTTGATGTCGTCCACATAGGTGGCTGCTTCCGTGGCATAGCCTGTAGCTTCATCTTTGTTGGCGAGCGTGTACCACTTTGCAGTGATGTTCATTACAAAGAAAGAGAACAGGCTGCTCTGCATGCTTGTGGTCAGGTTCTCATCAAATGAGCTTGACAGGTCCAACTGCAAGCGGAACTCGCCCTGCTCGGTCTCCACCTCGTCAAGAAACACCTTTTTCAGAGCGTTGCAGATTGTATTCTTGCTCTCGTTCCAGAAGCGTTCCAGCATTTCTTGGTCTTCGTCAGTAGTGAATACACGGTCGTAACCATCTTCATCGTCCATCTTCTTGCCTGTGTAAGATGTGGTCTTCGCCACTTCTTCGTACACGTCCTCCTTTTGAACTCGTAACGTTACGTTTATCATACATCTTTGTTTTTAGAATTGCCAAAATGAATAAGATACGCCCACACCAATATACGGAACAAACTGAGGGTTCTGTCTGAGCGTTATGCCGTAGCCAGCCTGTATGCCGATGCTCCATCGCTTCGGCTTTGTTGTTTCCCTGATTGTTATTATCTCACGCTTCGGATAAATAAACAGGCTGTCAAGGTTTGGCTTGTATCCGCTAACGTATGCCCTGTATGTGCTATCCTCGTACACCTTTTGTGTTATGGGTATCTGAACCGATACGCTGTCAAAACAAGCCTGTGAGTTTATGCTTGTTTCTACACTATCTGCACGAACAGGCTTTTTCTCTGCGCTTATAGGTAGCCTTTCTGTCACATACCTTATTACGATGCTGTCCTTCGGTACAGGCTTATAAAATGGTATCGTGTCTATATAGGTATCTCTTACGGTGTCCATTACAGGCTCTCTGATGCCGTGCGTATGGTAGTGGTACACATTCAAGCCGAGTGAAGCCAAAAGCAGCAGCACAGCCAGCACCGTTATTACACACTTAATGCTTCTCATACTTGCTCGCATATTTGGTCAGTGCGTCAACGTGTGTGCGGATAATGGCTTCTTTGCCCTCTGCTGAATTAAGGTAGTCCACATCTTCGTGGTTATCCATGAAGAAGTTTTCCGTCAGTACGGCTGCGCACTTTGTCTTTGACAAGATATAGAAATTCTCCTCCCAGTCGGGGTCTCCGTCCGAATTGTCCTTTCTTATCTTATGCCCTGCAAAGTTATTCTCGGCTTCCTCATAGAGCATTGTCGCCAGCTCGTCCGACTTGGTTTTGCCCTTTGAAGTATATGCACTCCAGCCTCGTGCGTTCATCCACGCTCCGTTACCTGCGGCATTGTTGTGTATGGAGATTAGAACTACATTCGATGCGCCATACTTACCGCAACACTCGTTCACACGCCTTGCTCTCTCTGTCAAAGACACATCGGTGTCTTCACGCACGAGCAGTTCGGCATCGTAGCCTTGTTTGGTCAGCTCGTTCACGATACCTGCTGCAATCTCTCGTGCGTAGGCATACTCACGAAACTTGCCGTCAGGGCTGCGCTTGCCCTTGGTGTTCTCTCCATGTCCGTTGTCGATAAGTATTTTCATTTCCTGTTCCTCCTTAGATATTTAATCCATGAATAGTGTTTTCTCTTAGCCAGATAATTGTAATTATACTGGTTGTCGTATGCCTCACGCTCAAACGATATGTTTCGGTAGGCATTTCCTTTCTGGAATAGTCTGCATAGCCACTCTACGACATACAGCACATAGAAAGGCACATAAAGCAGCTCTCGCATCTGTGCGGTGTGTATCGCCTCATGATTGATGTCCGTCTTTGTTACATCGCCACACTCTTTGCGCACAAACAGCACTCCGAATAGGTTGAAGCCCTTGAACGGAATTAGGTTGTTTCTGATTATCTTCATAAGCCCAAACTGCTAAATCGCTGATAAAATTCTGTTTTGATTTTGTCGTAGCCTAACTTGACATTAGTATATGCACGAGCGTTGTTTGCTCCGTCCTCGTTATAGATTTCGCCCTCAACGATTTCCGCAACCTGCTCCACCCAGTCTTGGGCGCAGAAGTCCGACAATGGCTTGCCGTGGTAGGTAAAGGGGTCAAACCTGCTGTTGCGGTCGTCATGTATTACCTGTAAGGACTTGCGTATCTTCAAGGCGGTGGCTTCGTGGTCTGCGATGTGGTTCTCTTCTCGCACTCGCTTGATAAGTCGGCACACCTGTTCAACTGACAGGTCGAATGCAAAGCCCGACAGATTCCGTATGCGCAACTGCGTCTCGGTGCGCAATCCCTCTGATATGTCCTGCAACATATCATTTTGGGCATTGGTCGTCTTTGTCAGTTCTCTCAGGCTATTGCGGTTGTCCTCCATCATCTGACTGATGATTGACTTGAACCATTTGAATATGGCAATCATCATCAGAGCTGACAATATGAGGTAGAACGCTCCGACCATAGCCGTCATGCCGAAATCTGTAATGCCTTTGGCTACCTCTGTTACTGATTGTACCTCATTCATAGCCAACAAAACATCATTCGTCCACACACTGCGCCCGAAACCGTCAGGGCAAAATCAATCCAATCCCATGCGCCTCCGTGCGCCTTGTCCTTATACTCTAACGCTCCTGCGGTAAGTGTTCCGGCATAGATTGCGGTGTACCAATCATCAGCGCAAGCACCTATACAGAAGCCTCCTGCAAGATGTTTCCATCGGTTGCTCTTTTTAAGCCATTTAATCAACTTGTCCATAATCTGTTAAATTTCAGTTATACAAAATTATTGAATGTAAAGCGTTTTAAGATGTTATCTTTTTACGGTCATACTTGAAATAGAACCGACCGAATATCCTTACGCTGATATAGTACAGCAACGCTATGCCAGTGAGGAAATGAGCCTTGAACGGTGTGCAGTCTGTGCGCCCTATAACCTTGCACATGTTGCGGTATAGGGCAACATCAGCCTTTTTACGCTCTTCGGCTTTTCCTCCGCTGTCATAGTCGTTGTCATGTATGCAGCACGGCACATAGAACATCTTGGCATACGGAGCTTTTATGTATCGGAGTATGCCAGTCTCACAGCCACAACCGTTACTCATACTTGCTCCAGTCTATGTTGTCCTTTGCTTCCCAACCATTGTTGAGCGTGGTGTTTACATGCGCCAGTGCCTTGGTGTAAAAGTCTGTCAGTTCTGCGAGGTCGTTAAAGGTGTGGTATGTTGGCACGTCACCGATGCCGAACTTGAAGCGCACAGGCAATGTTGCACCTCCTGTTTGTGCTGCAAGGTCATACGCTGCCTTGTAGTTAAACTGATTCTCACTTGACAGCCACACAGGCATGTCGTTCCACACAAAGCCTGTCAGTATCTTGTTGTCAATGTCTGCGTTGATTTGTGCGGTGATGAGTTCTTTTACCTCGTCAAGCGTTGGCTTGTGGTTGAAGTCTTCCTCTGTGTACACAACATCGTTACTGCCCTCAATAGGCTTCACGTTCCAGCGCACACGCCACTTGTTGTTGTTCGGGTCTATGCACTCCAGTAGCATAGTACCTGCGCTTCCTTGTCCTTGTCTCATGTGAATATGTATTTAGTTTTACCTTTTCCGAACGATTCTGTCTTGATGGTGGTCTTGAATGGGAAACCATCAGGCAATTCCGCAATCTGCCGTAACACGCTCTTCATCTCTACGCTGTTGGTAAAGAACTTGCAGGATTCGCCGTTCATTTCAATAGAGACGATGCAGCGGTCTTTACCCTGCGATGTGTTAATACCATCTTCAAAGTCGTGTACTACGATGGGCAGATTCACCAACTCACGGATGCTTACCACCGTGCCAGCAAAACGCTTCTTTCCATCGTCAAACTTGGGCTGAACGCCCAAACTCTTGAAATCAATCATCTTGATACCTGTTAAACGATAAAATAAATTATGGCAGTCAGCATGTTTACATTGCCCATACAGGGATGCAATTATCTGGTGCCGTCTCTTTTTGCTTTTCAGTTTGTGCAGCTTTCTTGCTGCGTTTTGTTTGTTTCGCTTCCTCAGTCGGGTGTGCGATGGGTATATGACATAACCGAGGAAGTCTATTCCCTCTGTTATCGGGAAGACACGCTCGTTCTGTTTCACGTTGAGTTGCATCATTTCAACCTTGGCTTTTATCTCGTTGCGTGCTTTCCACGCTTCTTTTTTGGTCGCATGATGCGAATCTCCATCGTCACAATATCGGTAGAAATGCTTATAGCCTTTTTGGTCTTTCAGATAATGGTCAAGAAACATACTCAACAGCATGTTCCCATATCCTTGCGAGGAACGCAACCCGATAGACAAACCCTTTGGCATCATCCTGACAAACCTTTCCAGAATCGTCAGAAGTGTCTTTTCCTTGAACATTCTACGCAAGGCATACATCATGAAATCTTGGCTTACGCTTTCATAGAATTTCTTGATGTCGAACTTATAGGCATATTTCATGCCCTCTGGGTCTTCCTGTATGGCTTTGCGTATGCAGTTCATAAGGTCGTGCATACCTCGTCCTTTGATGGAAGCTGCCGTTGTTCTGATGTATCGCTTTTTTATCTTATCCTCCACAACTGCCATGATAGCGTTGCAGCCTATGCGCTCAATCAGGTTCACGGATTGCACGGTACGCTCTTTAGGACCATCTTTGACAATCATTTCCCTATAGCCCGATAAGCAGAAAGTGCCGTCCCTTATTCGTTCCTGTAGAGATTTTATCACATCGTCCTGATGCGACATTATCCATCTGCCCACTCGTGACCTTTTGCGCTTCTTACCACGCATCACCACATATAGGGAGTTGCAGATGTTGCTGTATTCGCAAATCTCTTCTATAATGTTACTTGTCTTTCCTATTCGTTTCATTTTTATTTAGCCTTCAATTTTTCGGGGTCTGACTTGTTCGGCTGACATTAGTCCCTACTAAACTCCACCCCACGCTTGATTTTTCAGTTTTCCAGCCTTGACGGCTGCTGTTACTGAGGCTCATTCCCATAGGCACCACGCTGGGGACACGTCCTCGTTGTTGTACGCCTAAAACCTTTTGCAAATCGAGAGCAGTTGAGCTTGCTCAAAACTGCCGAGATACAGCAAAGGTTATGTAAATTCTTTTGAGGCTTAACGCTTCTAATTCTTATTGTTTGCAAGCCGAGACCCAATGCCCGCATTCGCATTCGATGAGTCGTTATCCGCATTCGCACACGACACACCGCCATTCGCATTCGCATTGTTGTTCGACCGATACACCACACGATGTAATTGGGAAATCCACCTTTTTTAAGAGAGGAGGGACGAACAACAATTCGCCCTCGCTCTCGCATTCGTTTTCGCTTTCGTACTATGCCAGTGCATTTATCGCTTTGAACGCTCTGACGCTTTCCGCCTTTACGATTTTTCCACGGAAGGCAAGCCGAGACCCAATGCCCGCATACGCACCCGATGAGTCGCTACCCGCATTCGCACACGACACACCGCCATACGCATTCGCACTGTAGTACGACCGATACACCACACGATGAGTTGAAGTACTCATCCAATACTTATCGCAATAGTAAGTAGAATTACTACTAACCAAATTGCCCGTAGGGATAATGTCCATGTGTTTACCGTGTGCGATTGCCCCAATCCAAAAGTCCGAGGTTGTTGAGCCTTGAACTCTGCGGATACTACCGTCTGGCATTATAATGCGCCACTTCGCTGCATTGCCACTATCATTAGGCAAGTCCACACCGTCCATCCACTCGGATTTGTTTCCGAAGAGGTCTTCATAAGCCAAGCAACTGGTGTTGTTTACCTGTGTAACGATGTCCTTGCCATACTCATCTTTGCCCTTATACCAAGCATACTGATTGACAATTCCGTCTCCAAGGTTGTTGGTGACCTTGTTGTCTATCTTGTACGCTTCCTTAAAGCCGATGGTTTCTAACATTCCGTAGGAAGCAGTTCCACCTGTCTTTCGTGCGCTGTTATGCTGACCTGCTCCGCACTGGTCTTGTGCATCACGTCTGCCGTATTTGGCATAGAAGAGATTAGCTATGCGAAAGTGCATCAGCGCATCAATCTGTTGTCGTCCTCGCTGCTGGCTATAATAGTGGAAATCCCCCCAGTTCATACTACCTGTTGAAGCACCCCCTGTGATACAGGCTCTCAGCTTGCTGCCTACAACGGAACTTTCTACTACTGCGCAAAGGTGCTCTTCGCTGGCAACCCAGTCCGGCTCCATATCCTCAATCTTATCGCTGTTGCTCAGCACCACTTTGTCAAATTCTGCGGTGTTCAGGATTGAGAAGTGTAGCTCCATTGCATTGCTCGGCACATCAACTATAAGATACATACCAGCCTCGAATCCGCTTCCTATGGTAGGGACATTGATAGACTTGATTACTTTCTTGTTGCTGTCAGTGAAGATAGAGCCAACGAACGCAGAGCCTGGCACGCTTGGAAAGCGCACTCGTTTGAAGCCTGACACGTTCACCTTGCAGACAGAGAACTTTGTATCGCTGCTGTATGAATCCTCTAACGTGTTACGCTCTACAAGGATTTTACGGCTTGGGAGATAGCCATTCTCTGTGCGCTTAATGTCGTCTAATGTCATGACGGTTGCATCAGGAACGGCTGGCATGTCGTTCTCGCCCTTGGAACTGTAGCAAGCGTAATGTTTCTTGTTCAAGTAGTCGTTTATGCCTTTGAACCAGAAAAAAGGTTCGAGTATATCCCAATCGCCTTCCGTGCCGTCCAGCTTCGCTGGTGTGCAGTCTTTCACATCTTGCGCATCGGCATAGAAGTTAGAGTCACTATCATGCAACGGATAGTAAGTCATCACTCCATCTGTGTTGTTCACAGGTACTTCCTGACCACCTATAACCATGTTCCGGCTTGTCGGTCGCTTCGTCAGCTTCGAAAGTACACGGTGACGCTTCTTCAAGATTTCAAGAATGTGTGCGCTTGGCTCATATTTGTTCTTATACTTGCAGCCTGTATGATTGTCAAGGTTGCTTACATTGGCGTCATCGCTTACCTCATCGTCAAACTCCAGCATCGTATATTCCGGCAAGATGAACTCCAGTTCTGGGTATTTCTCACGATAGCGTGCCAAATCCACCTCGTTGAGATACTGGGTCAGACGCACTTTGCCGACAAGACCTGAATGGTTATTGTCATTAGCTCCTGTTGATGTATAGCTCTTGTAGTTGTAATACTTCTCCAGTAGCGTACCGTCATCGGTAGTATCTATCTCATATCTGAAACGCTCCAGCTTTCCGTCTCCTCTGACCTTTGCGGCGTGAAGATTTTCAAGGATAGCGAAGCCGTCAATACCGGGGCAGTTGGCAAAGCGGTATCCTATAATCTTGTTGATGCTTCCGATGTGAAGTCCGCTCTCTTGCAGTTTTGGGAGGTGTTCAAGGAACAACTCTTCAAGAGCTTCAGGCAAATATGCCTCTTCCAACGGTGCGCCAGTGGCAAGTATTAGCTTTGTAAGCCCTGTGCCACGCACATCAATCTTTCTCAAACGTGCCTGTCTGTTCAGGTCGAGTGTTGCAACACTCCCGCTATCTCCGTTTCTCGCTAACATATTGTTGCGCATATTCAGTACCTCAAGCAGAAGCAGGCTGTCAGTAGATGACATGAACGAACCGTTACGGTATGTACTTTGACTTGTCACGCTCATATCAAGTTCAACGAGCGATGTCAGCAGACCAAATTCAAAGTCAATTGCAAACGCATCTTCATGCCAAATCAGTTTTTTGATTTTCTCTGCACCGATAATAGTCAATGGGTCGTTCTCACCATAAGCACGTGGGAGCTGCAATGAGTACAGGGTGTTTGCTTCAACCACTCCACTATCTGCTTCGACATAGTTCACCGTTTTTAGCTGAACACGGTAAGGGATTATTAGCTCAAACTGCATAGGTTTAAGTATGTATCCACGGTCAAGTGAGGTTGTACTTTGGTAGAGCCTTGCACCGAGTGTCGAAACATAGCCATACTCAACTTGTTTCAAGTCGTATCTTCTACGAATGAAATAATTGCGATGCGCTTTCAGTGAGCCTTTCAGACCATATATTTGTGCGTAAGTCTTCAGCGTTCCGTTAGCACCGACTTTCATCGGGTTAAGGAATGGATAGATGTATTTGAAGATGCCACTCTTGCTATACAGGCGTGAACACCATTTTTCCATCTGTTCTTTGTCGAAATGGTCAATGGCTTTCTGAATGCTGAAAGCTGACATGAACGATGTTCCACCGTTGTATCCTTTCGTCATGATTTCTTCCATCATATCACGGAAGTTGGCAAGTATTAAGTTCCACAGCCATGAGTTGTGTCCCTGCATCACATACGCTCCGCTATCATTTTTAGTCTGCCGGTTGTCATCGTACTTGCCTGTAAGGAACGACTTATTATCGCTACCCAATTGGCAGTCTCCATCGTAGTACGTTACATACCAGATGAGACCGTCCCATGTGCGAAGCAGCATGTTTTTGGCAAGCTGGTCTACACCGAGGTCGAAATCTACATACAAATAGTATACAATGAAATAAGGTATATTGAAATACTTGGATGCTTCCTTTCGGAAAGTTTCACTCTTCCACTTGGCAGATGGGAACTTGTTGCCATCGTCCTCGTAGTCCACGCCCTCGAACAAATGTGTCATAGGGTTGTACTTCATGTTCTTTCCTGCCTCCGTCTCCTTTACACATCGGTTGATGAACGACATCATTCGGTCTGTCGCCTTATACATTTTGTCGTACTTGTCACCTGTTCCGATATGGTCTTTTAGGTTCGGCTCCTCTTTTTCATCGCCTTTTCCGTCTTTCCAGAATGTATCTTTGGGGTGGTTGAATTCCAGACCACTATCAAAGTTGTTATCCATGAAGTCCGTGTGGTTGGAATCCGTTGACGGCACCCATTGGAATAGGCAACAGGGATTGGAATTGTTAAGCGTTTCAAAACAGATAGGCAAATAATTCTTTGCTCCTGCTGTTCCAAGTGAGCCTTCGGTATCTGGCTCCAAGTAGTTCAAAGTGTCTCCTGTTCCCCATGTCACACCTCCAATAGTCTTGTCCTGTCCGAATATAGGATAACTGTCGCTCTTCTCGTTGTTCATATTATACTGGCCATAGTATGTGAAATCCTCATCAATAGACTTCGCAACGAACAAGTCACACGGCATACCATCAATAGCAGAGCGCACATCATCGTTCAGAGCGTGGTCTTTGGCATAACGCTGCGCAGGGGTAAGAATACCCATTTCTTTCAGTCCGTCATGGATAAACTTTGCTCCACCTGTGTTTGTCGTCATTGAAGAATCCGAAAAGTCGCATTTCGGGCAGGCCAACTTTGCACCAATAGAGTTGGGGCGCAACCGAAACAGATTTTTCTTTCCTGTTGTTTCGGTTGGGTTGCTCTGGTTGCCGTTGCCATCAATCTCTCCATAGCTCAGTTGGGCTTTGTCTTCGGGTTTTTGGAAATAGAAGCGGAAGTTTTTACGTGCATAGTTTACAGATGATGTTCCCTGTATACGTCCATATATGTTGCGGGCGATGAAATCCAAATCGTGATTCTCCCCATTGTAGAAGCGTAACTCCTGAATAAGTTTGTTTGCTTTCTTATCGTTGAGCTGCGCCAATGCGTCCACGACATTGAGCGTGTCGCTGTCACTTGGCACTTCGCTGCCTACCGAACCAGATCCAATCATTACAAGTACAGAGTTTTTGCGATTCTGCATCAATGCCATCAGCTTGTCAAAGCTCACCTTCTGACCCTCGTCCAGCACACGGTTTTCTTCATCGAGGGAGCGCACTCCCTTTTCTGTATCTGTATCTTCAAGGTGGTTACGGTCCACAATGTAGTTGTTCAACACCTCATCGTCAGTCAGTGCCTTGTTATAGATACGGATATTCTTAATAAAGAGGTCTGCACCTTTTGAGGTGAATTTCAACTGCTCTTCGATGTCAAAGTTTACTTTGTTCAGCCACTTTGATGCAGCACTCTCTTCTCCGTTTACAAAGAAGCCGATAAGTCCTCTTTGCTCGTTGGTCTGCACATTAGGGTAGAACACATACGTTATTTTTATGTTCGTGCCTGGTTCAAACTTCGTACCAACACTATCCTCGTATGTGATAATCTCGTCTCCGTCGGGGGCTTCTGTGACAACACCAGTCAAGAACTTGGCTTCCTCTGCGGTTATTACAAGTCCATAGCGATTGCCATTGCTAAGTTTGCCAAGACATGTTATCAGCTCTGCATTGGTATCTGTTACGTTGGCTGTGCTGTACTCAATCTCAATGGTCATGCCAACATCGTTGATAGAGAAGCCTGTCGGCTTCTCTGCATCATTAAACGGACGATAGCCACCTTCCGCTGTAAGTTCCATACTTGCACCGTTAGAGAGCAACAGGCGGTCTTTATACCAACCGCTGCCAGCACCGTTCTCGTTCACGTTCCAAAGCACGTTGTTGAACTCCATGAACATATCACCGCTTATCCATGATGCAGCGTTGTTCTCGGTGTTACTGCGACCAAATGCATCAAAAGTACATACAGCGTCTGCCGACAGAGTGGCTTCAATATCAGCATGACCTGCCGTTTCTACCTTTATGGTGAGTTTCGTTTCTCCGCACTCCAGCGTATAGCTCTGCGGTTCTACACTCACATTGGTTTTGCCGTAGCTGCCTTTTACACCTCGTGGTATTCTGTCCTCCTTGACTATGGTAGAGCCATTCAGCACCTTTACAAAAGCGATGTTATTGTCTGCATCATATCCAGTGTAGTCAAAGTTCCATGCTGTAAACTGCTCGGCACGAAGAACAGGTGTTCGCCAGTCTTTCTGGAAACCATCTGCCTTGTTGCTGAACATCAGTCCTGCGTAGCTTTTCACATCGCTTGATGCTTTCAATATATTGATGTAATGTACCTCACTTATCACACCTGAACTTTCATGCAATGCGTATGCTTCAACAACATTAAGACCACCCTTTATAGAAGAAAGTGGAATTATGACATTCTTCGATTGTGTGCCTGAACCGGATGAAAGTCCGATGGTGTAAGGAGTGCCGCCATTAATTCGGTAGTAGATATTCTTTTCGCCAGTCGTCCCCTTGACGGTAAACGGAATGTTCACGTCATTCTTATAGCCGCCATTAGACACACCATTGGCAACCGAATAGGTCGTTTTCAAATCTATTGCTACCATCGTTACACGAACGGTTGCTGTTCTGGTTAGAAGCTGACCTTGATAGGTCGCTTGTGCCTCAATCTGTATGGCGTATGTGGTTGCATCGGTAAGATACTTCGTAGAATCGAATGTGTAGGTTCTACCTGCTGACACACTAACGAACTCTGCGTTCTGGAAATCTGAAAGGACTGTTGAACCGCGTTTCATGATGACACGTGTCTTCAAGTCAGAGAAGTCTGATACTTCACTGCCTCCAACAGTGCCGACATTGGCGGCGTACTTTACAACTATTCCAGAACCCAACGGAAGATACTGCGATGAAGGTAACTCTGCGCCACTGCCGTCCGTCATATCTATATTTACAACGACCTTATCATCATCGCTGTATTTAGAGAAACGCACCTCCTTGGTGGTTTCTCCACCGTCTTCTCCCTTTTGCTTAACGGACATGACATATTGCGTGCCGTCCTCGCTGTCCTGCACATCAATGTCTGTTACCGTACCGACAACAGAGTTAAACACGGCATCACTTGTGGGCGGTTTTGTTTCGCCCTTTGCAATCTCCTCGGTAGTTTCGGTTTTGTCGTCTATCGATTTGATATAATTTTCAACGAGACGACCACTAACAGGAAGACCACCAGTTGAGTCGTCACCGTCCCAATTGGCTTTCCTCATGTTAAGGTTGTCATCGTCATAGACTTTCTTTGCCATAATGTTAATGCTTCATTTAACGTTTGTAATGTTTCCAACCATCAGCACCCTTCCACGGCTTTTCGCTTTGCCAGAAGCCAGCTCCAAAGCAACTGCTTATAGCAGTCCAAACCAGCCTTGCACCGACATATACCGCAGATATGGCTTTCTCTCCCCAATAGACTGCTGATATTGGCTTGTCTCCTATGTAAATCATAACTCTTACTCTTCAAAGGTTAGATAAACGGTCTGATTGTCTTTCGACACAAGCTGTTCAAACTGCTGCTCCGTAAGAGGTGAGAGTTTCATCTTCGGAGAAATGGTCTCCCAATTCGCAGGGTTCTCCCAATCTTTGACCGTAAGACCTGTGAACTGCTCTACGACAACAACAGAAGCCGAGGTGTGATAGGTGATAACCATGTTCTTGGTTCGCACATCTGGAGCAATAATGTTTCGTGCGGTCTCGGCTGTGTAGAAGCCACTATCCAACGGAAATTGCTCGTCTACGTTTATGAGCGTAATGGACTTTTTCAGTTCGCCAATATCCGCTTTTATGCCCTCCGAGTCTTCATTGAAATTGTCTAATGTCTCTTTGAAGCCATCAGTCTTTTCAATGAGAGCGTTAATCTGTTCCGTTTGTCCCTCAAACTTGTTGTCAATCTCTTGCTTGTTATACACAGAATCAAGGTCAAGTGAGGGGTCGCCTCCCTTACCTCCTGAAGGCACCCATGCTTCGTTCTTGACAACATACACATCTGCTGGCAACGAATCACCAACTAACGCATACCAACCTTGTTTTGGGAAAGGATATGCTGCTTTTAGCGCATCAAGTGTCAAGAACAAACCTTTGTTCTCGCCCTTGATATTACGGGCATCAAGCCAACCGTCAATGCGAACATTACCCTTGAAATGACCTTTGCCCTGAACGGTGGTGTCTCCGCCAGTATACAGGTTGCGACCAACAGATAAATCTCCGTCTATCTGTGTGGTTTTTATAGCTTTCTTTTTTACTGCATCACTCATATCAATGTGGATTTTGCTAATTCGTTAAACGCATTACTTTTGTTTGTGTCTCCGTAGGTTAGGACGGTAAGAGCTGCGGCAGTATATACTACGGCATCGTAGCACCTCTCGCAAATCTCTATGCCCCCATAATCGTCCCACTTCGGGTAGGGAAGATACACAGCTCGGCTCACAAGCGCATCATTGGTCTTGCAGGAATAAAACTCCAGCACTCTGCCCTCTGGTCGTATGGAAATGAAGCAGACGGGCTTTTGCGCTGTTCCTCTCACTCCCTTGAACCGTGAAGACTGCAAATTGTATTCAGGATCGTCTGTACTGATGGCATTGAAAACAGGTCGCTCCCAATCGTCCATCTCAAAAACGACAAAACGCATAAAGTCTTCTGGCAGTAAAACCCAACCGCATTCGTGTTCTTTCCAGTACACAGCATCACCGAAGTTATATCCTCCGTCAAGTAGGTAAGCAGGTGCTTCGCTATGTATTCGCTTTACAGCCTCAACAATCTTGCTTTTGATAATCTCGTTAAGGGAAAGGGTATCTACATCGCCCAATGCCTTTAGAGAGTCGCTAATCATGTTTTGGTCAAGTACTATGCGAACATCTTTAGTGATTACATCTAAATGATAGACTTTCATGCGCTGCTGTTTTTAGTCCAAACCCTCAAATACAATTCCGTTTGCCTCGCCGCTTGCTACAATGGCTTTCTTGCTGCGCAGTGTAGTACGGCTGATTCCGAATGTGTCGGCAAGGTAGTCCTTGGCTGCTGCAAGGTCGGAAACCTTTACTACTTTGGCTTCCTGCTCGTCTGTTTCCTCACCTTCTCCATCGTCCTCAACCTCAACATATTCTACAGTCTCTTCGGCTGTTTCTTCTGCAGATGTCTCGGTTACGTTATCAGCCTCCTCCGTTGTTGATGGGGCATTGTCCTCTATTGCTTCAGGATTGATTTCATCTGTCAGCTCCTGAGATTTGTTGGTGTCGGTGGAAACAGGTGCGTCCTTATGCTCTTTGGCGTTGGCTGCAACTCGGACAAGTTTCTTCTTCTTGACCTCTGGCTCAACCTCCAACAGGCGGAACAGCTTGCCAAACTTGTAGTGGCTCTCTATTCCACGCTGCACATCCTCGTTGTCGGTCGTGAAACGGCTGCTTCCGTCAGACAGAGGGACAAATGTAACGTGCAGGTTCTTCTTGCTCTCCAGTACCACGTTAATGCTCACGTTGGTATTTGCTTTATATGTCTTTATCATATCTGTGTATTTTTTGGAATGAAAAAAGGGGACGGGATTCTGTTCCCCATCCCCTTGTTGTTTGTTATCCTATTACCTGTTATGCGCCAACAGCAGGAGCCTGTGCCAGCTTCATACGAGCGTGAGCCTTAGCGTAACGCAGGTACAGGCATGATACCTCCTGAATAACTACGGCATCAGTTCTGCGGATACCTGCCTTCTGCAAATCGAGTACGTTGCGTGCCCAAGATACATGGGTCTTCTTTGACAGATATTCGGGGTCCATAGCGAAACCGCAGTCAGACATGCCATTGACATCAAACAGCTCGTGATGAATGGTCAGAACCTCGCCAAAGTCGGTGTCCCAACTCTTGAACTTCAAGTTCCAAACCTCTACGGTGTCTTTCAGACGGAACTTCTCGCTCTTGATTTTTGAGAACGCAGAGAGCATATCACTACCGCAGAACAAAATCTTGCGCTTGTTGCCAATGCCTGTGCCGACAAAAAGGTCTTTAGTGATGTCCACAAGGTTATCGTCAGTGATAACAGCACACTTCTTTTCGCTGTCCCACTCGCCAACCTCGATGTCCTTTCCTGCCATCCACCATATACCACCAGTAAACCAAGTGTTCATGCCCTCCTTAGACACATGCTTGATTACCTGCTTAACACCAAACAGGTAGGTGTTCTCCATCGCAAGACGCATGTCATATACACCGTCCTCCTCAATGTCAGAGAAATTCCAGTTTACCTCCTTGGCTGCAATCTTATCAAATGTAGACTGCTCTACCTGAATCATGAAGTTCTGGCAGTACTGGGTCTCAGGAGTAGGAATGTTGTTGAAGCGACCTGTCTGTACATCAAGCTCACCGCAAGCCTTACCCATGCGGACAAGGGTTGTTCCAGCAGGAATAGCAGGTACTAAGATAGGCTGATTGCTTGAGTCCTTCTTGCCGTTTACCGCATATACGGTTGGCAGGTTGGTTGAGCTATCCTTACCGCAGACACAAAGCACAAGGTCAGGAATGTTGCTGTCCTCGGCTGTATATGCTGTGCCATCAGACTTTGTGAGTGCCTGAACACCTACAACACGAATGGTGTCGTCCAGAGTGAACATATTGGCATCGTCCACAGGGAGTGACACACTCGCACCACTTGTCTGAGCTGTCAGAGCCTTATTCGTTGTACACTTGATTTCACGTGTGCCTACAGAGTAATACTTAACCTCGAATGAGTTAGTGCTACTTGATTTTGCGTAACGTGAAATCTGGTCGATAGGTGTTGCCATCGGGCGAATCTTTACAATGCGCTTATCGACATCGCTCAGATAGAAGTTCGGGTCGCCATTGTCACGACCTGCTGTCTCAGTGGCAATACCATCAGTACCGCCTGTGCCGTCAGCACCACCTGTTGTCTTACCTGCATCGGGCAATGTAGACGCATCTGCCATCATAACACCGCCTGACGCACCAGTCACAAATGCCAGCATGACAAGAAGCATGCGACACAGAAAACTCGTTGTCTTTTTCACTGTTTTCATTGCGTTTTAATTAAAAATTGTTGATAAATAAATGAGTTACATTACTTGTTGATAGACCTGCGTTTCTCGCCACCACGCTCCCAAATGTTCTGCACACCATCATAACGACCGATAGCACCCATATCAGGCATTTCACGAGCAGCACCCTTACCGCCTCCGTTCTTACCTGCAAGATTGGCTGTGCCGTCATTCTTGTTCTGCTTGCGTAGCTTCTCTTCAATCTTGGTATTCTTACCTCGGACTTCGCCCTCTCGGTCGGCTTGCTCCACATCGCTATCATGGCGAATTGCTTTCAGAGCCATCAAGATACTCTCTCGTGAGAACTTTCCGACAATGCCGTCACGAACGATAGCAGCGAGGAAAGAGATTGCCTCCGAAGTGTCTTCGGGAGTGAGTTCGCCTTTCTCTTCCATTTCGTCAAGAATGGCGTTTGTCTCGTCAATGTTCTTGTGGTACTCCTCTTCGTACTTGTCCTCCTGCGTCACACGCTCCGTCCACTCCTTGCTGGCTTCCATGAGCTGCTCCTGAATCTCTGGGTCGTCAAAGGCTTCTTTCGCTTCTGGTCCAAACACACGAATCATTGCGACAAGCGGATGCTCTCCATTTCGCCAGCGTGTCAGAAAAGAGGCACTGCGTGGGTCACTTGTGAACAAGTCCGAGAAAGCCTTTTCACGCTCTTTGTACCCTGCAATTTCTTTGTCGTAATTATCGTAATCGTCATTGATTTGACCGAATAACGATTCATCGTCAACAAATTCCTTGTCTGGATACTTGGTTTTTAATCGCTCCGAATATCGGTCACGATTACTCTTAACTTCCGTACTTTTAGGCATAAACTTGTGATTTACTTGTTGTTTACATTTTAATGATAGCAAAAGTAAGAAGGAATTTCCGAGTAATACGTTTATCTTTTTACGCTTTTATTTGTAACTTTGGAACACAGAAAGGACTGCGTATGAAGAAAAAAGGAGCATTAATGGAATATTCTCAGGAGCGGTTAGACGACCTCATGAGAGCATACGATGAGTATATCGAATCGTGTGCCTATATTCGTATGCCCGAAGTCTATGCCCAAATAGTCAATATGCCGTCAAAGCGTTTTTGGGTCAGCGATATACGAGCATCGTTAGTGGTCTCAGCTATCATAAGGGGAGAAGCAAAACTTTCTGAAATGTGGGGAACGAAACGAGAAATGTATGAGGAGATATACAGGCGTGTCATGAAGCTACGAAAGCATTACCCTGAATCAACGATTTCAGAACTATGCCACAAAGTTGTACAACAACCTGCACCCAAATTCTATCTAACACCCGGAAGCGCAAAGCAGATGGTTTGTAAAGCAAGGAAAGAATGGATAAAAAGAAAGTTGAAAAGATTGCATCTCTTATAGTCGCACTTGTAGCGTTCTGTTTGTCATTCGTACAAGTCACAGATTGGGCTGCGGTAGGTATCTATGCCGACTGCGGTCTTGCTTGCCGTATGCTATATCCTTTCTTCCACGCAAATGTTTTGCACGCTGCGCTCAATGCTTGGTGTCTCCTGTCTATTGTGTTCATATACGACATATCTCTTTGGAGGCTCATTTGCTCATACGTTGTTGCCGTGACCGTTCCTGTTACCACTTTGTCATTGTGGCTCGGTGGGGTATTCACAACTCCAACGGTCGGTCTGTCGGGTATGGTGTTCTTCCTCTTTGCGTCAATCACATTTGAGGTGGAGCGTAAATTGTACTATCAGGCATGGATGCTGTTCTACCTTGCGGTAGGCTTCATCTTCCCGAATACAAGTGCGTGGCTGCACCTGTATTGCTATATTGTCGGGCTGTTCTTTGCCTTGCTTGTTAAACCTGTCAAAATCTAAGAGTATGGCAAACTACATAATTCGCAAGATACTGGAGGAAAATGACAGACGCAATGCCGAGGTGTACGCCAAGTTTAACCCGATAACTGGATTAGGCTCAATAGGCGAACGCAAAAAAGTTTGCATCGAAGATTTCCCTATAAAGAAGCAATACTTACCAGTTGAAATGATGCGTGTTCCGCTGGTGAAGAAACTCATGGAATATGGTTCTATTGAGAAGTATTTGACGGAAGACACCGAAATGCAGTCTTCCGAAGAGGACTTTGAGGAAAACCGTGAAAAGGTTATAAAGCAGTTCGTCAAATTGCGTTGCCGTTACGACTTTGCTTTTTGGGCTGCATTATATGTGTATATCAAATGCAAGGGCGGTGGCGAAGATGTTTTGTTTCGGTTGACACGCCCACAGCGTAAGTTTGTTGAACGACTTGAACGACTGCGTAAGGCTGGCAAACCTATCCGACTTGTGCTGCTGAAAGCACGACAATGGGGCGGTTCTACCACATCGCAGATATACATGGCATGGCTACAACTCATGCACAAGGTTGGCTTGAACTCGCTCATCATTGCGCATCAGGGTGCAGGTTCGGACGAAATCAAAGATATGTTCGACCGAATGATTAAGGCATACCCTGTTGAAATGCTACATAGAATTGATGAGACATACAACGAAAACGAGCCTAAATTGGTGGGTGTCGGTAAATCGGGAAGCATTCACCGTGTGCCTCAGCGAAACTGCAAGATTAAGATTGGTACTGCCGAACGCCCTGACTCTTGCCGTGGTGGTGACTACAACCTTGTTCACCTCTCTGAGGTTGGTCTGTGGAAAGTTACTGATGGAAAGAAGCCGGAAGACATTGTGCGCTCGGCTTGCTCGGGTGTCCTGCTGAAACCTTACACGATGATAGTGTACGAGAGTACGGCTAACGGTACAGGCAATTTCTTCCAAAAGGAGTATGACGATGCAAAAGCAGGCAAATCGCAGTTTGAAGCGATGTTTGTCTCTTGGTTCGACATTGAGCAGTATTCAATGACTATTGACAACATAGAGGAGTTCGCAACAAATCTGTTCGCCAATAGAGAAAATGAAAACGTTTCATCTTCTCGTGAGGAAAACGGCAAATATCTGTGGTGGCTGTGGGAACTTGGCGCAACACTGGAAGCTATCAACTGGTACATACATGAGCGTGCAAAGTACACCGACCACGGATTGATGGCTGCGGAGTTCCCATCTGATGATGTGGAAGCGTTTGTGCATTCTGGTGCCAGAGTGTTCGACAAATACAAGGTTGAGAAACTGCGCCCATCATGCAAACCTCCTAAATTCATTGGCGAGGTGTATGCCGATGAAGACGAGGGTAAGAACGCTCTTAGCAACTTACGCTTCTCTGAGGACAAACAGGGGTTGCTGTGGATATGGGAAAAGCCTGAGATTGACGATAAGGAGATAGTGACAGAACGCTATCTGACCGTTGTTGATGTCGGTGGACGCTCAAACAAGGCTGACTTTTCTGTTATACTTGTCGTTGACCGTCTGTTTATGGCAGAAGGTGGAAAGCCTGTTGTCGTCGCTCAATGGTACGGACATTGTGACATAGACATCTTAGCATGGAGGGCTGCGCAGATTGCTGCTTACTATGACAACTCGTTGCTCGTGATTGAAAGTAATACTCTGGAGACGCACGACAAAGAAAGGCAAGTTGAGGGAGGCGACCAGTCGCAATTTATCCTCAATCAGCTTAATGGAGTATATAGCAACCTGTATGCACGAAAGCAGTCAGAGGAGGACATCCGTGAAGGATTGCCTGTTAAATACGGCTTCCACACAAATGTTTCAACAAAGCCGATGATTATCTCAACACTGGTAAAGGTCATACGAGAGCAACTATATACAGAGCGCGACCAGCGTTGCCTTGATGAATATCTCTGCTACGAGAAGAAACAGAATGGTGCGTATGGTGCGATTACAGGCAAGCACGATGACTTGCTTATGACACGAGCAATAGGACTGCACATCTGTTTCTATGAAATGGACACACCAAAATTCGTGCCTCGTCAGGGAAGATTCAAAGTAAGAAAGAAAAAGGTTGTTTCGGCAGCCTCAATATAAAACATATAAACATCAAAAGCATGAAAGCAAAACTGAACATCTTCGTGAAAATGAAAGCTGCGCTGCGACTTATTGAAGCAGTGCGCCGTGCGAACAAGGCACATGAATCAACAGGCAACCGTTACTATGTGATGCCTACGAGTGGAACATCTGGCAACCTCGTTATCATGGACCGCTACAACTTCCGCAAGTTGAAGCAGAAACACTACATCAACCGCAACGCAACACAGATGAACCTCGCAGCGGAGTGTTTCTACTGCACTCCATACAGCAACGGCACAGGCAAATTGTCTGCACTGGAAAGGTCGTTAAAACGTGAGTCGTATTACTCTTGGGTGGCTGCGGTTCGTCAGCTGCGCAAGCACAACAAAGGGAAGAAGAAATGAGCAGGTACGACAAGAAGCAGGGTATGGACGGAATAGCCACGCTGACAAACAATCCGCTTGCACTGGATAACATTCGCAAGCAGAAGTCTGTTGATAAGGGCAAGCGCAACGACAAAAGCAAACTTAATAAGTAA